TTTTGCGTTTTCGACGTTTACATAGACGTATGTTTTCCCTCCAGAATACGGGCGGCGGATAAAATCTACTTTCCCGGCATTGACCGCCTTCTGCAAAGCCCAGCGCGAAACGCCAGCTTTTAAGGAGGCTTCAGCCGCAGAAACGAATCCATCAGGGAGTTTATACATATCGATCCAAGAACTCGGGATAGCGAATGTCGAACCGATTTTTGTCATGCCCTCGATCTGGTTTTTTTTACACATCGTGCGAATAGTGATCGGGCACATCTTCACGATCTCGGCGGCCTCAGGAATCGTGTAAAAGTCTTTATCATTCATGTCGTTCACCCCTCCCCCCGATACTCATATTATACCGTGGGGGTGAAGTTTTGTAAACTGCATTTTTCACGCGACAATATCCTGCTGAATTGCGATATTTTCGAGCCACTGATTGCAAAAGTCTTTCAGGCCTCGCTGGCTTCCGGCCTTAAACGCAATCCGCCCATCTTCTACGAGAATATCTCTTTCATAAACGCCGAGCCAATCATTTTGAAACGTAGCCGGGACATATTTCCACGCGCCCTCGGACTTGTAGCAGATAAAAACAACCTCCGGGTCTCGCATAGCATCGCCGTTGCACTCCCCATAGTGACAAAGTGAAACCGCAAACTTCTCCTCGAACGGCATCAAGAACAGCACGTCGTTCACATCCCAAACATCCCGTTCGACGCACAGAGGCATGTAAACGTCATTATTAGCAATTTTTACCGCAGTCTCTCCCTCAGGAATATATGCGAGAATCTTCTCCATGATCTTGCTTGCATCCTTGTTCAAAACGTTGAGTTTTGCCATGAAAATCGTCCTCCTTTAGTTTTCCTCAAAACTGTCGATGAAACGCGCCAGCGCCCGCGCCATCCTCATTGTCGGGAACTCGTTCCCTTTTGCCGCGGCATTGTTGGCAACCGACTTGCAAATAGCCCGTGCGCCGTACTCAAACTTCTCGCGCAAACTTACCACAGCACAAACCGCGCTAAACTTCTCGCGTAACTGCTTTAGCTCATCCCGGTACTCATCGTCGAGATGTGCGCGCCATCCTATACCTAAATAATTCCAGTCGCGCAAGTTTGCCGAAATGAGTTCGGCGATTTGCCGTTCCTCTCTGTAAATGTCCATAAGTGCGTAGCCAACGTCAAGGTTCGTTACCATCATGCCGCATACACCTCCTATTATTCCGAGAAGTCAATCATAAATCCGTTATACTTAAAAACTCTTGCCGCATCAGACGCTTTCTGCAAAATCCCAGAGAAGGTGCTCGCTTCATCTGCATCAACTGTACCGATAGCCGCCCAATCAACGCCAATCTTTATCGGCATGCGGTGAATTCCTGTCATGTCACGCAAGCATATCCGACGTGAATTTCCCATCCCCTTCGTGACTTCCCTGTTTACTCGTTCCAGCTCGTCGCACAACTCATAATATTTAACGGTTTTCATTGTTCGCCCTCCTTTAAGCGATCATTTTCTTCTCATCACTGTGTTCAGGTCTGACTACGCCGTATTTCGCGCAAATCTCACCGAACGTAGCTTTCTTCGCGTGGCGGTAGAATTTGTCGGCTTTATGCCAGTACCATTTTTTGCGGGGGCCGCTCCAACGGAAACCGATTTTTTTCAGCGCGTCCTTCCACGGGCGTGTCTCGCCTTCGAGCCAAATCCAGCTGCCGACCAAAAGAATTTCGATGCCCGCCATCTTCAAAACCTGAAGAACGATCTCGCGGAAACCGTCATCCAGATCATTGATGTCGCAGGTGTAACGGTCTTTCGGTCCTTTCTCATCCGTCCATGTTGCGCCATCCTTGCCCTCATGGACATTGCCGATCTGACGAAGCAGTGTATCGTACTCCAGATTGATCTTGCGCATATCCTCGTCAGTGCCGCCGAGGTCAGGATGATAAACCTTCACGAGATGCCGCCACTGGCGTTTCAGTTCCTCAACTGTGCGTACATCATTGAAAAAGCTCATGTGCATCGTCCTCCTTGTTTTCTTGTTCCTCATCTCAACGACTAAATTATATCACCGCAAATAAATCTTGTCAACTACGGAAGACGAATATTTACGATATTTCTGCAAAAATTTTTACGCAATCTGGCGAGCACTTTGTCTCGCTTCTTTTAGTCCGTTAGCTGTGAAATTTTTACCGTTCTCGTAGCCTTCTGCATAACGACTATATCTCGTCGAATTCTCTGAAGGTGCTGACGACATTTCAGCGACTCCTCGAAGGGCGTCTGACACTTCTTTTGGTGTTACGAGGACAAGCCCGTATTCTTTCTGCTTTTCGTCCTGCGTCTTATAGGCATCTTCGAGCCCTGCGGTAAATCCGTAACCGTAACCATTGGCGATCTTGCGAATTTCAACGCCTGTATAATTGCGAGATCGCAGTTCTTTTTCCATGAGACGAATTTGTCCTTTGACGTACCCGACAGCGTAATTGTAGACTTCAACGCATACATCAAGGTCGGATTCAAAACCGACGAACCCCATGTGATACAACCGTCCGCCAGTTTTATATTTCATGACCGGCTTGCAACAGTACCGCTCACCGATCGTAGCGGCAAGAGCCGTCATCCAAAAATTTTTCGTCTTTGAGGCGGTGTGTTCTGTATCTCGTCTACCGATCTTGTCATTACGCACATCGTCCAGATCGGCCTGCGTCAACTTGGCTTCGGCCATGAGTGCGCGGGCTTTGAGAAGTGCCGTTTTCGCCTCATGCTCGCTCGTGCTCTCAGCCATTGCCAGCAACTTGCGGATACGTGATTTAATATCGCTCATTTGAACGTCCTCCTTTTATTTAAGTGCTTCGAGCCATTGCTCGGCTTTTTTCTCAGCGGCTTCGCATGATTTGTATTTACGCTTAAAAAAATCTTTGAACTCATGACCGCAATTCCCATACTTGAATCGTTTTGACACGCGAAACTCGCACTCTCCCTCAAAGCCCCGACTTGGCGCAGTACGAATCTCGAACGAAATATCATCGTCAACCGAAAGAACATACAGCCCGGGAACTATGAATTTCCATGGAAGTCGACCGTAATTCATTTCGTTCATTTTAATGCCCCCCTCACTTAATCCATCCGATAGTTGACGTAAGCAGTAACGCCGGGGATTTTAAAATCATTAAACGCTTTTGCAATCGCCTCGCAAGCGGCAGTGTTTTTCATAGCCTGTCCGCCAAAAGGCGAACCAATGCGAAGAAAATTGCGCTTTTTACCGAGAATCAAAAAATCGAGACGCTTCAAAACTTCCGCGCATTTGCTCATATTGCTGTCGATATAAAGATCAACGGAATCAAAGTTACACGTACCGTTATCATCCTTGTACCGATCAGCGGCAAGCGCCCCCGCACTCCAAGCATGAAAACCAGCATCGATGAAGTTATCAAAGTCAAGAGTAGTCATGGCGTTCGTCCTCCTTATGTCTCATCTCACTACGTTATTATTATAGCACCGTAATAAAATCTTGTCAACTACTTTCGATAAATAATGCTGACCTATTTTCGGTCAGCCCAATTTTCAAACTCTCGATAGATAGTCAGCTTCTACGCGTATTTAGCATCGTCAACGAACGCCTGCGCCTCTTCTTTTGTACGGAAGTAATCAAAGTAGACGTCGCAACTTTTCAGGCTTCGTGCTTTTGTTACAGGCTTGCGCGCCGCTTCGACCATTCCCATGATATTCGCGACGACACTCCCATCATCGAAAAACTGACTCCGAACCTCGTAATAGCCCCTCACGTCCTCCGCCTCCTTAATGTTTCACATCAACGCCCATCAAGAGCGAACCATCTTCCGCGTACAACTCAATCCGAGAAATATGCACATGGTCACAGCAGAAAATCCCTTCTCGAGACTCCTCCGCAGTAAAATCAAAATCCACAACGATGCGCGAATTGTACGGGACAACACGAGGTTGTGGCAACAGTGACCAGTACGTTTCTGCCGTAACTGTCGTCGCTCCAGTGCTATCGCTGGAAATGTTCGCCGTTGCTTCGATGAAGCAGTCCTCGTTTAATGCGCGGGCCACAGTTGAGGCAAGAAGTTGCTCATGATTCCAGTCGTTTGCCCAATCCCATTTTGCCATCGTTATGCCTCCTTACATCAGGGATGCGAACTCGCCGCGCAAAAAGGACTTGACCTCACGTTCGCCGCTAAAGGGGACGTCCACATCAACCGTATCATCCTCGTAAAAGCCCTTAATCGGTACTCGCTGATAAATCACCCAGTGACCGGGGAAGGAATCTTCTTCCGAAAAATACGAGTAGCAATGCGCATCCTTGCAAGCATAGCAAGCCTGTAAAATAAGGCGTTTCAGACTTTTTCTCATGTTTATTCTCCTTTCAGAACGTCCTTATAGAACTTCTTGACCAGAGCGCGGAAGAGCGTTTCGCTGTTTTCTCCCTCGATTTCTTCATGCCAGCAGGGTACCATAGAGACGAGATCGTGAGGATCATCTTCATTATAAGTGAAACGCCAAACGTCAAAATCTTGCGTCTTCCCGTTACGCCTGAATTTTGCCATATAGCACGAAAACTTTTCCCCTTCGTACTCAAAACTTCCTATCATGCGCTCGAATCCCTGCGTCTTCTTGACAATCTTCATCGCATCAATCGTTGACATAGTATCGACCTCCCTTAACCAGCCAGTCGGCAATTCGCCACGTTCAGCGACGCGCCATTATCCAGAACAACGTAATCCGCGACCCACTGTCCGTAGCAGTTGCGAACTTCGCGCTCCTTCACAACAATGCCTTTTGTACCCACGGGAATCTTGCGGCCCTTGAAGACCTCCACCACATCACCGACCTGAATCACGCCGTGGTGATGTTTCCAAGCGCGTTTGGCGTCCTTGTCGACGTCCATCTGGTAAAGTTCCCAGTCGTCACGACGCGGCTCGTCTGCGTCAGCGACGCACTGCGAGAACTCTTCTTTCGTCTCAGGATTAAAGAACGTTGCTGTGATAAACGAACCGCCGGACTGCTCAACTTTGAAAAAACCATTTTTCAGAGTAGCCATTTTCTCGTTCTCCCCTCATTGTGGTATCTCTCCCAACGACTCTATATTATCACTATAGCGTATTCTTGTCAACTACCAAAGACAAGAAATGTCGATTTTCTCTGATTTTACGCCACGCTTTCTTCGCTCGCGGACTCGTTCAGGGAGTCGGTAAATTTTTTAGCCGCCCTGCGCATCTTCGCTTTTGTCAGGCGTTCCCCATCCACTATGCAATTATAAACGTTATGCTCAACAATTCCGTCTTTGTTTACTCTGTGCACAGAAAAGACAAGCGCTTTATCGGAAGCATATTCAAAACCGCCATGCGAGCGCTCGCCGCGCTTCTCATTCTCCAGCATCAAAAAATATTTCGACTCGCCCCCTTCCCATAAATGCGCTCCAAGCCAACGATGTTTAATATTTTCATCACTCTTATGTGCAATAATCATACCGATTTCCAGAGCCATCCGAACCCCTCCCCTTAGTCTCATCAGTAGCGTCCTCACCGCTAGACGGGGACAAGCCCCGTTTCGACTTAATCAGATACGGTCGTCAAGCAGTAGTGTTTGAGATTCTTGCCGAAGAAGCTCTTAATCCATTTTTCCGCGAGAATTTTGAGGTTAGTCGTTTTTTCATAACGGACATCAACGCCCTCGCTTGTTCCCCATTTGGGGCGATTGACAATCATCATCAAGCCATTGCCGTATTTAAACGCCTCCGATTTCACCAATTCAAAATTAATTCCTTCAGTAAAAATCTTCCCATTGCAATTCACATCAACGATGCCAATCAATTTCTGCTCCATTCTGTCCGCCTCCTATGCTCTGATTTCAGTCCGTCCGCGCTCGTTATAAGCGAAGTCGCTATGAATTACTTCTGCTTTCCCGCCGTGTTTTTTCAGAAGGTCTTTCAGTTCTGAAATACTCCGAACTACCAGACTGCGGTCAATCCCGCGAACATCCGTTTTTTTCAGACCGTTCTTGCACGCATCATTAAGAACTTTCAGGCTCCCCGAAACGCCGCAACCTTTTAACCACGCATATACATCGTATTTCACCAACGTTTCAAACGGCGTATCAACAGGGAATGTGTATTCATATCCGCGCGGGCCGTTGTATCAGATGTTAAAAAGCTCTTCGTGCTTCTTCAAAAAGTCCTTGATCTCGCCAAACGTAATATTTTTTTTCATTGTCGTATCCCCTTTCTTGTTTCTTGGTCTCATCTCACCACGATTGTATTTTATCACTGAGTTTTATTTTTGTCAACTACGAAGATGAAAAAAATGTCCCTTGCCAGAAAAATGAAATGACAAGGGATAAACACTATTTTTTTAGAGGTATGAGAGTATGCCCGAGCTCCAGTTATGGGGCTTTACGCCCGTTTACGAAGTTTCGATTTCAAACTTATTGCGCCATCTCGTCGTTGACAAAATCAAAATCCATGCTAATATTATTTCAGCACGTGCGATAACCCCACTTCCGTGGGGATGAACCGAGTGTGTTGACTATCTCAACAAAAGCACGTGCTGTTGCAACACGTCGCGTCTCGGCGCGTGAGTTGAAACATGTACTTGTATTTGTGCAAACAGATACGGCAAAGAGCTCGCCCCTTTTGGGACGGGCTCTTTGTTTTATGCAGATAAAAAAATAAATCCCCTGCCGATGAATCGACAGGGGATAAAAAAGCCCACCGTTTTCGAGCCGCCTGTTATCCTAGGGCCAGACGTAGACAGTGGGCATGTAGCACCGTGAAGAAAGTTGTCGCAGACGCTAAAAGCCTTGCCGCGCTCAAGTGAGCCGGTTGAGAACAGTCGATTACAAGTCGAAGTATCGCCCACGTGCGCCTCGCGGTAGCTATCTACTAGATAATATCACGGATTATTCCGCCTGACAAGATACCCGCCACCAAAGCCCAGGAGCAGGCCGTAGACGAGTCCCTGCGTTTTGCCTCGACGGACTCGACGGCGCCACATCGAGCGCTCGACAGTGATTTCATGCTGGAGCTCGGCGAGCTGACGGATTAAATCGGCCTGTTGTGCTTTAACTTCATCGCGAAGCGCTTCAAGCGCCTGTTGGCGCACGTCAGCGACTTTTCGCGCTTCCGTCCATCCCTGTACCGTGTCGCGCATGGCGGCGTCTGTCAAATAATACCCGGGGGCCGGGGCCGTCCATCCAGCATGGATTCTGAGCGCGTCAACGCGCGCCGTGCTCGCGTCGATAGTCTGCGAGCAAGCCCGCGAGCACATCAGGGAGATGATCGTCAGACACAGCACGAATGCTTTCGCCCGTCTCACGTTTCGCCGCCTCCTCTCTGGATTTCGCCGCGTCGATGATCTCATCAGCGCGGCGCTCGTTTGTTTTTGTGGTCTGCTTGATCTCTGTCAACTTAGTGCCGACTTCTCGCCGTCCGGGGCTGTTTGACAAGAGCCACAACGCCAAAAGCAAGGCCACGACTGCGACGGCGAAGATAATCACGCGGTTGTATAGCCTCATCCGGTCAAGAATTTCGTCAACGTCAATCATTCTTCCACCGCCCCTCTTGGAGCCGCTTTTGAATACCATCAAAACCGGCCTTGAGCGTCTCGGGAATTTCGGCCTCGACTATATCAAGCAAACGCCCGCCTGTATAGCCGCACATGGCGATTATTACGGCGGACAGTTCTTTGCCGACGCCGAAATAATCTAGCGCCCACGCTACGAGAGCGCCGACACCGCCAGCACTGAACAGGCCGACGGTGAAGCGCTTGACGTTGAATGTTTCGTCCATGTGCGTTCTCGCGGCGCGGATCGCGGCGAAAATGACCGCGACAAAAGCGCCCAGCCCGCCCGTGATCGCAATGTCGAGAAGGCTCTTATCGCTCTGCTCAGTCATTGCGCCACTTCCTCAGATGGCTGTCCGGCGCGTGGTATGTGTCAATATGAATAAAATTCTTCTTAACGTACAGCCCAATGCCGCCCAGCTCGGGAAGTTCGCCGCGCTCGTATGCGGTGATGATCTTCGCATACGCGGCGAAGACAGACATTGCCGCAGGGCGAAAGTCGAGCGCCCGCCCGGTCAAGTGTTTTGAAGTGGGCGAGCCTCCAACGGCCTTGTTGTGTTTTTCACAGCGACAACACGAATTCACGATCATGGGAGTGTCGCCGAGAACGTGCCGCACAGCCTCCGCGAGATGCAAAAGCTCGTCGCGGGGATTGCACAGTCCGCATCCGCATTTGCAAGCCAACTCGTGCCGTGTGAAGTGAGGGGGGTAGTTCATCATGCTCATGCCGTGCGCCTCCACATATTGACCGCCAGATACGGCGGCATGTTGTTGTGAGCCTGACCGCTGCCTGTGTTGCTCACGGTGATCGAATGAGTGTGAGCGCCCGCGCTCGCACTAGACGCGCCGTGTGTATGAGCGCCGCCGGAGTTGACTGTGATGGAGTGAATATGTGCGCCGTTTAAAGACGTCGCACCAGACCATGAGCGGGAGGCCTGTAAATTTAAACTGTTATAGCCGCCTCCTTGGGCGTGGCCAGCATAACCGATGCTAGACGAGCTCTTATCTGACAAATATAATGCTCCAGTATTTTGTATACTATCCGCAAAAGTCAAATACTCATCGTCAATCGATAATATTTTCCCGGTTATCTCCATCGTGCCGCGCGTATGCGTGTGCTCACCCGCGCTCGCACTGCTCGCGCTGTGCGTGTGAGCGCCACCACTGTTTACCGTGATTGTGTGCATATGAGCGCCAGCGCTGGCGCTAGATGCGCTATGACTATGCGCGGGAAGCTGTGCGACCTTCAGCGCGACAGTTGCCTCGCCGCCAGTCGAGCCGAGACTGTAGGTGGAATTTGCACCAAGAAGGAAGCGGCCTTCAATCTTCGTCCACTGCCCGAAGCCGAACAGCGTGGCGGGCGACGTGTTGCCGTAACTGCAATAGATTGAGCCGACAGGATAAACGGCTTGGAGCACTTGTAATACTGCCGGATTCGCGAGATGGTCAGGATCGGGATGCTTCCCCGTTGAGTAGATCAGCGCTCGCCAGTATGTTCCCGCACTGTCATTCGCGGGGCTTCTGACCGTAGACGCGGGGCCGTTGGCGCGAATGCAGTAATACAGCGAGTTATTCTGCAAGACAACATTGCCGACTTCGTAATTTTCGAGCGCGTCATACTGCCACAGACCGCCTTGCTGTGCCCATAACAAGTGCTGACTAAGCCAGTTCAGCGCCCCGTTCATATCTTGACGGCGCGGCGGCGTTCCACCTGCGGCAATGGGCGTCTGCGTCTCGGTCGGGAAGCCAAGCGGCCACGAACACAAGCCCGTGCCGGGGTCAGCGGTCGGGATGACGTTATAATCCCCGTCAGCCGCCCACGCCTGCGGGATTTTTGAAGGTTCCGGCATGACAATCACCTCCATAAAATAAAAAGCCCCGCAGAACGCGGGGCTTGATTGCTATTGATTAGACAGGCCACGAAATCACAATCTCGTCAAGGTCTTCTGCCGTTTCAGCGGAGTTAATAAGAGCACGAAGCTCTTGTTTACGTGCATGACACGCGGCATACGCGGCAAGCATTTCCACGAGGACGGCCTTCATTGTCTCAAGCGTGACGTGGTAAACGGTTTCGTCATTCGCCTGAGTCAGATAGCCCTCCGTCGCGCCTGTCGCTTCAAGAAGTTTGATTGCACCCTCCATTTTGATAGCATCGCTTGTGTCGAACTGCATTGTAAAACCTTGTGACGTATCAAAAGCCCCAGAAACGCGGTGATTAAACGCCGCCGCGAGTTCAAACATTTTTTCTTGCTTTAACTCAGAGAGGATTTCATCGTGTGATGGCTTTTCTGATATGCTATTCCAAAGTGAAAGGATATGATTATAAAAATCATCGCCGTACAACCCACGAATAACGGCACGGTTTTCTTCTGTGTCAATATAAGTTTTGCCGTTGATAATGGCGTAGAAATCACGAATTTTTAAATCCATTTTTATCCCCTTACGCTAAACGGATTCTCCGGCTAAAATTATTAACTTTAAAGCGCCGTACCCACCATTATTTGTCAACGTTATTTTCCCGCTCGTTTGACTTCCAGTGATAGGTCTCGGAGCAGCCCCCAACTGTTCAGCTACAAAGACGGGGGCGCTGTTCCATTCGTCGAAAACTAAAACTGCACAATACAAATTACGCTTCGCGATTACAACGGCACTGCCACCAACCATATTAAAACTAAGTGACGCGTCAGTGTTTATTTGTATGTATCGCACCATTTTATCCTGAGCGAAGTTGTTCACAAACGAAGTCGTGGCAATTTTTGTTGAGTTATCTGAGGTTGCAGGGGTGGGGGCGTTTGTCACCCCCGTCAGCGTCCCGCCAGAACGCGGCAAATACGTCGTGGGAACATTATCAAGCAAAGCCTTGTCTTCCTTGCTCATATACCCGGACGCGCTCTGAGTCGCAAGGTCAAGCCGAACGAGCTTCCACGTCGCGCCGGTCGTGTCCGAAGACGGCTGCACGACGACAGACGAGGGGCCGTTTGCGGAATTAGCTACATACAGCCCGCCAGCGTCGAGAACGACATTCCCGGCCTCATAATCCGTGTTTACGTCGTAGGCATACACGCCGCCCTGCTGCATCCACATAACGGCCTGACTCAAGGCATTAAAAATGCCGTTAAAATCTGCTCTTTTAGGCGCTATGCCGCCCTCAGAAAACGGCACAGACGTAATCGCTGGAAAGCCGTCACGCCACGATGCGAGGCCGGTTGTTTCGGTGCTTTCGGGGATTGTGTTCTTGTCGCCGCTGGCCGCGAATGCCAACGGGATTTTATTAGGCTGTGGCATGTTATCACCTCACAAAATGACAAGCTGATACGGTATAAAGACACCCTGATCGAACGGCTGGAAACCGCTGTTGTCAAAGCCGAACGTTTCATCGGGATTGACTGACAGATAAATCCACTGGACGCCAGCGCCCTTGTTCAGTGCGCCGTAAGTATTGAGGATGCCGATTTCGACGGGCTGTAAATAGTCGTTGAACACGGCGCGGATGCTCATGTCGCCGTTATCTACGATATGGTCAAACGTACTCGGAAAAATCTGTTTCAGCAATCTGTTGATCGTCGCCGCGTCTGCTGAACCGATATTCGCGGCGGCTTTATACATCAGCAACTTTCTGTACGCTTCGTCGGTCAGCGGGAAATTGTTCGTCGCCTGTGCAGGGTTAAAGAACGGCGCGTTGTTCCAAGGTTGCAGACCGGAGCCGTAGTAGCCGAACCAGTCAACCGTGGCGACCTGCACGCCGCGCGGGACGCCCAAGATTCTGCCCCAGTTATCCAAGCCCCAGCCTTGCGCCGTTTCGATGTCAAAAACTTTTTCGAAGAACAAGTCTATATCCGGCGCGGGGTCGAGTCTAAGCGCGAAGCCGTGCGAAAGCGCGAGAATGCGCGGGCTGGCGCTGTACTGACTGAGGATCGTCGTTTCTTCCAGCTCGATAAAATCACGACGTGCGGTCATTGCTGAATCACCACGGTGATGTCGTCCACGCTCAAGGTCGGCTCGACATCCGCATTAATCGTAATTGAGTCCCCGAGACTCCCATCGGATGATAAAGCGAGCTTCAAACTGATAAAATCCGAAGCTCCAGCATTTATAACGACAGGGTAAAAGCGTGAAGCATACAAAATCTGCGCCATGCCAACGCGGGGGTTATCGCCATTGCCGTTGAAATCCTTTAGGAGCTCAGTTTTAATGCTCTCGGCGATTGTGTTAGGAGTTGCGTCGTTCTCTTGGATAGTAACGGTCATTCGAACTGCCGTAGCAGTCGGGCGCTGAATGTTATAGGTGTACGTCGCGTTATTAAAATCCGGGTCGGTATACGAAACAACGGTATTTCCTGTAGTTCCACAGCCCGCATCTTTTTTACGATAAATCGCTTCCGCAATATCAGTGCCATCCCCGCCGTACACGCTCACGAGCACACTGTGAGGATCAATAGCAACACCCCAAACCGTTTCGGTCGTATTCTTAGAATTTTCAATAACAACGGAATCAAGAACGCCGTCGATAGTCGAAACAGCTCCTTGAATTGATAACACTGAACCTTGCGAATTCTGCGCAACAGACGCCGACCTACGGGCCTCGAACTGCGCACGAGTCTCTGCTTCTCTTCCCGTAGCTCCAGCGGCTGAATTACTCACCGAATCCCATCCCGCGATTGTCGTTATAATCGTATTTACAGAGTTCGCAGGGATTTCGATAGCCCCGGTCTCGATGGTCGAAAATTCAACATTGATTTGTCCGCTTGCGGGAATTACCGCATCATCAAGATTGCGAAGCTGATAGCCTTCATCGCTCTGCACGATAGAACCAGCCGGGATAACCGTGTTGTACAATCCTGTACACGTACACTCCACGACCGTCGATTCTGCCAGTTTCCGCTCCATGAAATAAATTTTCCCGAGTGCATCTTGCCAGCGCCCTTCGGCGTAATACGGATTAAACTGGTTCGCTAGAAATAGGATTTCCGTATCTTTTGCATGTACGAGAGCTGTAAGAGACGCAATCAACTGTCCGGCGGGGGTCTCGGGGTCAACGTCGAGCGGAGGTAAGCCGCCGCCGCTAAAAGCCGCTATCCAATCGCTTTCAATGTTTTCTTGCACTTCTGCCGCGCTCTCGACACTCAAGCCGGTGTTAGGGTCAAAAACGATAGCCATAATGCCACCTCCCCGCTAAAAAGTTACCGAAACCTTTGTTGATTTTTCCCCGTCCGCAATAGTCAAGAGGATTTCCCCGGTGAGTCTGCGCCCCTCGACTGGCGAATCGAATGTTATAGACGCATCGAGCACTCCTTCAACTGCCAAGGCCGCAGCTCTGATGCGCGAACGAAGAACACTGTATAAAGGTTTTTTCCCAAGCTCGATATCGAAGTGCGGAATCCCTTCATCTTGAGCAAAGAACGCGTCGTTCGTGAATAGACGGACTGAATTGGCGACGTGTTGCGCAATGGCATAAGCTCGGTCAGACATCCTCAGACGCCCCATCGAATCGAGAGTAATATCCCAATTTGCATCTAAATAAAATGTATACGCCATTTCACGCACCTCTAAAAAATTGCCGTCTTTTCAGCCAAACGTTAATACTTGCTGAATCGGCGGCAGTTTTTGCTTCTTCACGAACATCGAGCTTTACAATCTCGAACGATTTTGGTATAATATCTTTTGGTTTGGTTGTGTCGAAGGTCACAGTTGCCCTTTTTAGGGGATTTCCTGTGGTCGTGAGACTGACCAAACTTTTTTTTGCGTCCGAAGTCGTATGAGCCGTATAAAAATATTGATTGTAGTCTTCTTTGGCTCTCGCCGTTTTCCCGACATCGAGAATCACGAGCAGTTTTTTTGTGCCGTCTCTCGGGTCGGGTATTTTTTGCTCGATGTGATAAAATCCGTCGAAGTCTTTGTGGTCATGCTTTGGCAACTGGAATTGCGCAGTTTTAGCACCCTTGCGAATAAGCTCAGGAAGTTTCTGCAAGACAGCGACTTTCGCCTCAAAATTATGCGGGTCTTTGAAAAACTCCGACCATGTTTTTCCCGTAAGATGTATTTGCGCGGGCTGTCCGCCGATGGTCGTCTCGACGTATCTATCCTGCAAATACGTACGAAAATATTTTCTTGCCGCCGCTCGCCGCGCCTTGTCTTCGGTCATCCCTTTATTCGCACTCTGCTCTTTTTGCCAGTTCTTCTCGACGTAATCCGTTGCATTCGGAATTTTCTCTTTTGGATGCAACACCGTATTTTTGTGCTCAATCGTGATCGGTTTAGGTTTCGCGTCTTTTTTATCTTTTGGGGGCGCATTTATGTCCGAGAGCGACTTGCCTATAAAGTCCTTAAAACCCGCTTTTACCGTTCCTTCAGAATCAAGCATTACACGGCGACCGTTGGAGAGAGTTACCCAATGGTCGCCCTTTTCCATTTTTATATCGAGTGCAACTTTACCCCAATCATTTATCGTCAGCATTCCAGCCCCCTATAACGGTGGCGTCGTCTCACCGTGTACGCCCATGTGCGTATGCTCAAGGTAAGACTTTCCTCCCGAAATCATGTCCCCCGTAATGTCTACGGTAGGGGCATTTATGTTGATTCCACCCAAAGCATTAATATTGATCTTGCCGTCCTGTGTTAGCTCTATCCACACGGACGGTTTTTTATTCAAGAACCCGCCGATATAAAACGCATCGGCTTGGTCAAAACAACGCCAGCTTCCCGGCTGTACAGGGGCCGTCGCTCCCTGCGGCAACGCGGAAGAATCAGACTGCGCGAACACCCCGATGCCAATATCCCCCGGTACGGGGTCTAGAACGACCGCCGCGACACCTGATTGAAGCCGAAAATACGGGACATGGTAAATATCGGTCGGTGATAATACGCGCCCCCTAGAATCCGTCTGACAAATCAGCGGTTTTATATCAACATACCCCGCCGCATTGCCAGTTCCACCGGGATAAACTTTTACGACCAATACAGGAAGGCTTGTATTTACCATGTTTCGGACAAGTTGCCGAATGATAAAATCTATCGCATTCGATGCAGAATTCCCAGCAGTTTCAGGGGCTACCCCGAGCACAGTATCGTCTTGCGTCATTCTGTCACCCACTGCCCTTCGATAGACGAATACCAATTTTCACTGTCAGTCCGATATGCCGACAGCGAATGAGATAATTTCGTGATTCGCCATGTCCCCGTTGCCTTTGGAACAATGCTTTCAACACGCACAAGTCCCTTCAGCTTAAACGCAGGATTAAAAAACGCGTTTAGCTGAATCCCCTTTTCCGTGAAAGTCGGATAGCCGATCAGCCCGGATTCCGGGGTCAGCAAAGGAACTACATTTGCTTTCCGAACAGCACGACGCGGGAGAATGATTATTTCACCATCATCGCAGAGCAAATCTATGCCGCACTGAACGGCAACAGCTTTAGCCTTCTCTAAGGGAGAACCGTTAAAAACGCTGTTTCGTACCTGCGCTGTCACGCCCTGATTTTTAAACGAGTAGCCCATCTCTTTCGCGAAGCGCTCAATCAGGGATGCCGCTGAAGTCTGTCCGTTTACCGATACGGGAGCCGCAGACATTTGAAGCGGATACGAGCCAGATTTCGCTTGCATCAAAAACTCGATGTCGGGCGCATTTGTATAATCTGCATACGCACTCGTGACTTCACCAACAAAAACGCAATCAAGTTGCGAGTCTTCTTCACCCGCAAAGACGGAAACTACATTCCGCGCTCTGTGCAAGGGCCGAAAGGCCAGCATCGTGAGTTGTTCCATTTTGTCATACATCATGTTCGAAATGGAAATACTCGCCTTGTTCATGTCAGGGAGGCCGTTCTTTTCGACTTCAACAGTGACGCCCAGCCCATCGACAACGTATGTATTGTCCTTTGTGCCGGGGAAAGCGCCTTTCCCGAGGGTAATTTGTACCCGGATTGCTTTACGTCGATACATCCTTGATAATTTCCCCCTCTGGAACGAAAACAAGGCAATATCGCGTGCCTAGCCCCTCATATTGAGGGTCGGAATTCCCCTGCACATCTGCAAAATAAAGCATCCCGCGAAACGCAAGCGTATCAACAGCAACTAAATCCAAGCGGTCATGACAAACAACTCCAGATACAACCGCAGTATCATCAACGAATAGATTCAAATACAAATGGTCGTACCGCTGGAATAATTCGATCGTGCAATTTTGATCGTCAAGAACGACCGAAAAACGCTGATTCGGCTCATTTTTTACAGGCAAAAAAAACATCACATCACCCCTTATTTGGGGAATTCTCCGGTTTCAGGGTCGGGCAAGACGCGAGAATAAACATATTTCCCTGAGCTATTTTTCGTACACTCGTAATACGTTTTCCCTCTTTTCACCACGCCTTTTTCGCCAACCATGGCTTTTGCTTGCGACGCATCAACTTCCTGTCCGATAAGAGAACCTTTTCCGTTATTCTTCTGGCTCGCGCAATCTTTCCGCTTACACTTCTTCGGAGGAAGTTTTACCGACGTTGTTGCAGTTGCAACCTCGCGAACTTCGACAAGGTTCATCTGAATGTACAGCACGCCGCGTCCCTCTTCCCGCTTGCGGGAATAGCTGAAACTTTCGAGAGTCATGCTGACATATTCAAATTCAGGCGTCACTACGGAAAAAATTTTTGTGTCTTCTTTCAACAGATTCAGAGTTCCGAGCGCCGCTTGCAAGTCTGCTGGCGTCCCCTCTATCGCAACCGATGCCTCGATCTTTAATGGCTCTTGCGTTTTGTTGTAAGCGGCGAAACCGCCCTGCTCAATCACTTGTTCAGGCACCGTGCCGCCACTTTCGACGTTTAGCTCCAAGAGGGAATTAAAACGAAGAACTTCCTCGTCATCGTCGCCAAGGAAAATCCAATCCTCTGGCTCGTAAGTCGGCATTCGTTATTTTCCCCCCAATTCCCAAGCACCACCGCCAACGACGTTCACAGCGGAATTGTTATCTGCAATCATATCTCCGATTTCTCCGGCAGTCTTCTTAAAGACTGTGCGAAGTTTGCCCGCAACCTCTTCAGGGCTTTCCTGATTGTTAAACGTCTGCGTAAACTGCATCGACTGGTCGATTTTCACATTCGTCGGAGCGTCTATCCGAGTCGGCACAATTCCACCTTCAGCACTTTGTGAGGCCATCGCAGCGACAGGCAATTTAGCAACAGCTTCAGGAGTATTTCCCCCGCCGAAAAGGCTTTTTACGCTATTCCAGCCATCATTAACACCACTAGCGATCTTATCGGCTATATGGTCGAAAGTAGAGAAAAGCGAAAAGCCCCCCTCATCCAAGGAGCTTTTTTCTATCTCTTTGACTTTTTCAGGCACGGCGGGAACTTGTTCTGTATCGGGAGGCATCGGTGACGGTTCGGAATCCCGCGGGTCGGATGCGTCCATCAGAGACCCGCCGTTCTCTTGCGCTTTCTGCCTTGCAGATTCTACGCTTTGAGTCACTGCATCGACTCTAGCCTGTTCTTCTTTGGTACGTCCAATGCCGAGCATTTTGCGAACAGGTTCGGGGAGTTTACCCGTCACCCAATCGAGGAATTCTTCCCAATATTTTTTTAACGTATCGAGCAGTTCCTTGGCGGCTTTTTTAATTTTATCTGTGATCGAATTTATCGCATTCTCGATTTTTCTCGGCCATGTCTTGACTTCATAGACAAGATCGCCGGTATACGAAACTTTGCCTTGGAAGAAACTGAAAATATCCTCAATGACAAACGGCAAGACAAAAGCGGCAAGCAACGAGAACAAGCTCATAAAAGCCGCCTTTAAGGTCGCAACCGAGAACGTGATGGTCTTTAATGAGACCACAGTCGCGGCTGTTGTGCGCGAGAGTATATTGAAATATTTCCAATACAACCCCGTAAGCTGGAGTCCGATTGTCTTGAAGGACAGAATCAAACGAGGGAAAACACCGTATAAATACTGCCCTGCGATTAAGAGCAAAATCGTTTTAATCGCATCACCATGCTGACGAAGTATCACAATCAAGTTCGTCAATACATTTGCAACAGCGGTCAAAACCGGCGTAACCGTCCTCAAAACAACAGCGGCAAGTACACGAAACACTTGCGTCAAATCTGCAAGAGCGTCGTTAAAATTAGCCGTTATTTTAGCGTCTTTTTCAGTGTAGCCTCCGAGAGCCTTCTGCCGCTCAATGAGCTTTTCCATTTCAGACCGCCCCATGCGAAGCAGTCGAATTGTCCCTTGGTCGAGTCTTAATTTAGAGGCAAGCCCGCTGAATGTTGCCTTGTCCATTTTTTCAGCCGCGCCAGAAATCTCGGTCAGGATTTTAAGGACATCCTTAACCTTGCCGTTTTCCGTGGGCTTAATCTTCATCTCATCGAGGATAGACTTTATAAAGCCGCCGCCCATCGGCGTGCCTTTTTTGCCCTTCACGCCAAACATCTGCATTTGGCGGTTCAGCATTTTTAATGACGCTTGGAACGCCTCAGAACTGCCACCCTGCCGGGTCGTTGCTTCACCCCATGCCTGAAGGTCTTCGATTTTCAGGCTCGGGTCGAAATCATGAGCGAACTTCCCTAGTCTATCTGCCGTCCTCGTATACTGACTAAAAAGTTGATGTATGCCGAAGATAGCCGCAAGAGGACCGACAAACGAGCTCATCGCGCTCCTCATGCTGAACGAGATACGCCGCGCCGCCATTTCCCAAAGAGCACCGATGCGAGAAGTCGTCGTCTGTGTCTGTGCTTCAGTGTTGCGAGTTGCTTTTGTTACATTCTGAATCGCGGTGGTTGCGGCGTTCCCGCTCTGCGTAAGCGCACTCCCCATCGCATCACCATTACCAACAACACCGAGAAGGCTCTGAGCAATTCCTTCGGTTGCCTGTGCAAGCGACTGGAACGCTCCCCCCATAAGCTGGCGAAGGACGGCTTCAATATTTTGCGCACCTTGCTCAAACTCGGTGGTGTTCATCCCGATATCAAATGTTAGCGAATCCAGTTCCGGCATTTACTCAGTCACCGACCTTAACATCGCCGCCTTGTTGTAATTATTGACAAGCGCGATCTCGAACATGAGCCACGCATCCTCGTAGCTGTATACGGTCTGCAATTCAAAAAGCGACGCAAGCCCTTGAGACATCACTGTCCCGAGGACTTGCGTCGTATTTGCATAATCGAGGAGTTCTATTTTCCTTTTTCCCGGATTACCGCTCCACGTTTGGGGGATTCTGAGGTCTTTTCTTCGGTAAAAAAATCGAAGTTCAGCTTCAGCGCCTCCACCCGCAGATTAATCAACGTCATGAAGTTAGAGATGTATCCGTTCACATTGTCTACGTCGCACTGTTGTTCGACGCGATCATCCATCTTCGAACAGCATTTCAAGAGCTCGTCCCAAAGCGGTTTAAACTTCGCGTAATCAACGCCAGCAACGAACTTTCCAAGATGCCCTTTTATGTGCTCGATGAACGATTCGACACCGCCTGAAGAATCTCCCATATCAGACGAAGCCGCCAGCTGTACAAAACGGAGAATCCAATCTTCCATATCCGTAGCTGACATCTGACGAATCTTGAACTTCAGCTCGTTATCGCCGTCTTTCAGCGTGATAATTTTCGATTTAATCATCGTTTGCCCCTCCTATCAGGTTAATTCTGCGTAAGACCGGAGTCAGAGACTTCCGAATCTTGGAAATGGAAAACATACTGCATCGGATTCAGAACTTTCGATGCGCCGCCAGACAAAGAGCCGGTCTGAAGAGTGCCGTAGCTCCAAGTGAAAGTTTTCCCGATACTCGGAACTTCTGCGACAAGACTGCACCGATACGGCTTGCGGTTGGCCTTTGTCGCCTGAAGGATGTAATCAAACACGGCCACAGACGGCGAGGACACTTCAAGCGAGACAGTGACTTGCTTAATGTTGGGGGTATAGCCCGCAACCATCATGCCGTCAACGCCCATGCGGGTCTCAGCAATCTGTTCGCTTTCGGATGCGTAACTCTGGTCAGTCGAGAACTGCATCAGCTGTACGCCGTTGGGGTAAAGCTCTTCAACGGTCAGGTACAAAGTAGAGTTTGCGCTAGTAATATCGAAGCTCATACCACGTCACCCCCTTAAACAATCGCAGTGCTGGCAAGGTCGATACGATGGACACTGCCCGCATAAGTGTAATACAGGGAAACAGTCGGGCTTTCACGGTTCACGCGGACGCTTGCGCCGGGGTCTTCCACAATGACGTAGTAACCGTTCGTGAACAGTTCTTTGCTGATGTCGTAACCGACTTCGCTGATAATCTGCGCTTTCTGCGACTCACTCAGCATCATTCCCCTGTCAATCACGCCGTTCCTTCTGGCGCGGTCAACGGGGTCTTGAATCCACGAGCGAATAAGTGCATATCCCTGTTCGTTATAGGGAACACGCCCCACATTGCCGAGGCCGCTCATAATGGACACCTGAAGAACATTCTTCAGCCAGATAGCGTTGATATACGGGTCGATGAACCTGTACTCACCGAACATCGCGCCGGGGAAGAATCTCAGGAACTGGTCGTTTCTAGTGGCGTAATTCCCGTAAAAATTCCACGTCTTGCCCTCAAGAGCTGTAGCAGTTGCCGCATCATTAACACGGGCCGCAAGTCCAGTCTGATGTTTATGAGCCAGCGTGATTGTCCCATTAAGGCGATTCCAGTCAATACTTGCGATCGAGCCAGCTACGAATGCCGCAGTCTCGTAGTTGTAGTCGTACACGCCAGCAGTTGCGCCCGCATTGGCTTCATCCAAAAGGTCAGCAATGCTTGTATCAACGGTAGAATCCGAAAGAGCCGCTTCATTATTCCACGGGACATAAAGGTAATCGATGCCCTGCGCCGAAGCCCATGCAGACAGCGCAAGCACTTCATCGTTTGTAGCCTCGTAGACGGTCGTAAACGTTACCCAATTATCCGTAACAGTTCGAATCGCGGCCATGTTTTCAGCTACGCTCATTGCTTCTACGCCGGGGGACAGAATCGCGCCAGCCGCTTCGGTCAAATTCAACAGAACGGAAAGGTCAGTGCCCGACTCACCGCCAGTGGCATAGCTGACCGAGGACGCAGAGCCGACAGTGTTGCTGTTGATCTGGAACGCGCCCGTGAAGCTGGAATACGTCACCGTCGCGGCAGTGCGAAGAGAGGTCGTAAGAGCCGCCGCCGCATCGCTGAAACTCGTCACGCTCGACAGGTCAACGTCTGCAAGCGTCTGCACAGTGCCGTCAATCGTGATCGTCATAGAGCCGTTCGTGACCGCCTGAATCTGCGCAAGCGTGGCGGTGTTTTTGCCACCACGAAGCCAGCCGGGGGCAGACGTAAGCACGCGCGGGGCGATGATAAGCGAGCGCGGCTTTTTAAAGCTGTTGTCGTAGCCGAGGAAATAATGCGATGCAAACGTGTACTCATCACTAGCATTGCCGAAATATGTCCCCACGTCATCAGCAGACGTAAACATCAGCGCCATGCTCGACAACGGAATCAGCGGATTCGTCGTCAAAAGCAGGCCGTTCATGACAAGATCGGTTCCCCCCGCATTGATAAGACGAGGGGCAACGTTGACGATCATTGATGCCGGAATAGCCATTTTTTAATCACTCCTTTTCCGTGGGCGGGAATTTCACGTCCACATTCTTTAAATCCACATTAACCGCATCGAACCATGGCAACGCCTGTGCGATTGTCACCCAATAGGTCAGGTGCAAAACGGTCATGTAACGGTTCACGAACTGGTCTGAATCAGTTACGCCCGTTAAATCTCGAACATCATCAGCGTAGAGACATGACATCCCGAAATCAGAGAAAAAACGGACGGCATACGGAGTTCGAGCCATCATCTCAATGGCCGTTGCCCGTTGCCGTCCAGCATCGCTGTCCGAGTAGCAGTCTATTTGTACTTCTACCTCGACCAGTTCTTTTGTGATTTCTGTTCCGTCTGCCTCGTCAGGAACTTGACGTGCATCAAAGCCATACACATTCGTGCCATGACGAAAATGATTCAGTATCGTCATAATGATGTACTCGTTCGTGCCTTTAGGAAGCGCAATGCGATTCTGATTCCCCCTGATAATGTTCGCTTGCGGGACCGCGGGGACTGCATACTTCAGCAAAAATCTGCCGACGGCTTCATAAATCGAAGGAACGCCGACATGCGCAGGGGCTGTTGGAGTCGGGAAAGTCATCCGTTACCTTCCCCCCCCTTCAGACGATGGCGCTTGGATGTTCTGCGGACCGTTGACTTGCAACGTTGCACGAGCCGAAATCCACCCAACCGAAGAAAAATTATCTGGAAGAGCCGTAATAAGCCACCACGAGCCATCTGAACGCTGAAACATGTCACCGCCTCGTTCCTTGAAACGCGAGAGGTCAGATATAGCCCTAGCGTTGTTTTGATAAAAATACACCCTGACCGTCTCTGTATTCATGCCCGCGTTATTACTGTGAAACAAGGCACTGTCCGATTCACTTTGCACTTGAGCCTGACAGCTGTACGGCCCTTCGTAGATGGGCGTAACCTCTCCCCAAGTATTCACCTGACCGATATTAAAATAAACCTCTACGGTCTCGTCAGGATGTACGGCAGTAATAGCTCTGCGCACAACATCATGCAAATTGATTCCGCCGCTCATTCGGGATTCACCTCGAACGCTATTGCCTGAATCATCGCGCCAGTATCAATAAGCGTACCCGGAGCATAGGTAACAACATCGCCATTGCCATCCCGCATCGGCTTCCCCTTCGCGCCAGTTATCACTTTGGTCTTTTTGCGCCGCGTGCTCTCCGCGTTAGGCGGCGGCAGATTCGACTTAATTGTCTGCCGAATATGCCCGACTGCTTGAATCCCCACTATCCGTAACGCTTTATCAACAGCGATCGGGTCTTCTGCCTTCCCCTTAATCATGCCCGCGAACGTGTCTTGCCATTCGTTGGCATGATTCTGTATCGTTGTTCTCATAAAGGGACGCGCAGGAATACGAGAAGTCCCGAACTCGTTGTACGTTGCGTATTCTGCAATGAGTTTTCCGTCAGTAGTTGTCGCATCAGAAAAAATTCCGACACGCACTTTTGCAGTCTTGAGGTTCGCGCCAATCTGCCGCAAAACGTCCGACATTGCCCCTTGACGCTCCATTTTTACGCTTGCCATACTTGATTACCCCCACGGGTGGAAATGGTGCGTTTTGCCTGAAATAAGCCCCATCCTGAAGGGTGCCGATACTTGCCAAAAAGTTTGTCCGCAAGGCGTTTGCTTAAACCATGCCCCCGACAAGCCCCCTGCGGGGAGCGAGAAAGAACTGCTCACGCTCCCCTCCAAGGCTGATGCAAGCGGCCCTGATTGACCAAGCGGCCAGAGCGACATTGTGGCAAGGTGACAAACGAGCAAATACAGCAACGTCTTCCTGATAACGATATTATTATCCGGGTCATACGGAATCGGGCTGTTCGGCGTGTTATCCACGATCAGACACGCGACATCGAAGGCGTTTTGCAGTTCTGCATCCGAGATTAAAGCCATCGTGAATTTGGGGAACCCGGCGCGAAAGTCATCCGCATTAAAAACTACAACAGACGACATCGCTTGCCTCCTTATTCCTCAGGGGCAGACGTTTCGGTAATACGACCGCGAAGCTGAGGGTCTTTCTGGGGGTCAATCGGTTCGAGACCGTGGCGCGTATCCTTGCGCTCTTCTGCCTCTTCTTCTGCCTCTGTCTTTGATGTAGACTCGGAAAGAAGTCCACTGCGGAAGACGCGCATATGATGGTAACGCTTTTTAATCTCTTCCCAATCTGCCCGCTTCACAACCGTAAGGCCGAATCCGCCGACAGGGATATGCCCCTTATCCTTCCCGCGAAGCCCTTCAGCATTACCGTTAATCCTCACAGTGCGGTTGCCTGAAATGTCGAACTCAATACCGTAAGCGCAGTTCAAACCAATCACAACAGAATCGGACACAGCCGTTGCTGTTTTAGTCGCCGCCTTCACGTCAGCAAAAGAAGAAGCCACCGTTTTGTCGACGGTGGCTTTCACAGATTTCTTTACCGTTGCCGCAGTTCTTGGTCTTGCCATAATGTCCCCTCCGGATCTTTTTATTCAGTCTCGATGCCAGTCATCCGCGCGATAGCGAACGGCTGATGAAGGATAGCGCCATACGTGCCAGCAGTGAACTTCTGACGGAAGCTCGAAAGGTCAGGAATCACGCGGCCCGCCATGAACTTCTCACCGAAGGCGAGAACACCCGTCTTCTGGTTCGTGGCTTCGGGAGCAATGAGCATGACAACCTCGCCAGCCGCCGTATTCAGCTCAGGAAGAACCACCACGGTCAGAGACGAGAAATACTTGTCGAGCATATCCTGAACCGAAATGTTGAAGTCGGTCGCGACGCCGAGGAAGTGATTCATGTTGTTCGAAATGCACAGTTTCATCGGCGTGCTCTGGTCAATCCAGCCCTGCGACTGCTCCTGAAGTTTCGCGAACAGTTTCAGGATGTCGTTGTAAATCTGCGTCGTAGTCTTATCTTCCCAAGCCGTGGTAGTAGTACCGCCAACGGTAACAGAGGTCGCGGTAATTGCCGCGGGGAGGTTCGGATCGTTCAGGATACCGTAGATGTCGCGGTTGGCTACGCCCAGCAGATAGAACTTGTTCGCGGCAATATCCATGATCTGAGCGGCGGCCTTCTGCTTCGATGCGGCAAGATTGATCTTTGCTTCACTGGACACGGCCAGTTCGAGATCGCCATACGTGATCGTAGTCTGATAAAGATACTGCTCTCTCTGCGCCCAGTCGGTATTCACGTCAGAGGTCACACCGTTTGCATAGTCGCTGTACGGGGTGATGCCGCCAACGTACTCTTCCCTGCGCCACTTGGCGTAAGGCGTAGTCCACGTGCCTTTTTTCTCCTCGGTGTAAATCTCACGAGCACGGCGGGGCGCGGTCATGATCTCAATAACCGTGGGGTCAATATAGCCCAGAATTTCAGCCGGAACGGTCGTATTGGGCGTGGTCACGAGCGCGGCATCCTGCGCCAGCGCCTTCAGCTTGCCCGGTTCAATCCAGTGACGAGCACCGGGGAACGTGAATCCAAGCGCACGGACATCTTCAAAGTTCGGGATACGTGCCATGTTTATCAGTCCTTTCTCTTATCAGTTAAGCCCAGTTCGAGATAATGACCATCTCGTCCGCAGCTCCGGCGGTCTTATATTTCCAAGTGGTCTGAATAGCACCGGTAGCGCTCGAAGCTACAACCTTGCCAGTAGCGTCACAGTAGACAGAATCGCCAAAAGCAACCGTTGCAGGGGCGACAACGTAATAATCACCCTTTACGGCAATAGTCATCAGACTCCCCTCGGCAAGCGTCAGCGCCCCCCCGCTCGTCAGGTCAAAATCAAACGAGTTGATAACACGCTCAACAAAACCGAGAATCGCGTTAGCATTGGCAATAGTAGCCGTAGCCTCTCCAGCAGTCGCGGAAGCCGCCACAAAAGTGCCGACATCAATACCGTTGGCATCACCAACAAGGTAATTCGTCGGGGTATAAACGCTCTGGTCGGGAGTTGCCTTCATGCCAGCAACAGCAACAGGCGCGTAAAGTCCAATCTGGTTATACGCCATTTTTAATTCCTCCTTCGTTAATCGCTGATCTTGATATTTTTCAGGTTCGCAAACGCACCACTGTACGAGACAGACGCTGCATCCTTCGCGACAGCTTTTACACCCTTGCTTGCGTTATATGCCGCAAACATCGCCGCATAAGCGGAAGAGTCATATGGACGAATATTGATTCCGACCTTGGTCAGTGCATCGCCATAAATCGCGGACGCACTGTCATAGGCCATGACATCAACGTTGCCGAGAACGTGCCTGACTTGAGCGGCGGCACGGGAACGCTCCTTGAAGTCAGCGACCATATTGGCCCGAACGCGTCTTTCAATGCTCTTAGCATCCATCGCCATTCTGCGGCGGGGCTTGCTATCCTTGGCAAGACCTTCTTTTCCCTTTTCCTCGCCGTAATCAACGCCCTCGGCGAATGTTTTCTGCTCTTCAGGGTCTTCGTCTTCTCCAGTTGCCGCACTGTAAGCGAGATCATTCAGCGCGTCGGACAGCTTTTTTTTCTGCTCCTCGTCAAGCTCGGGGAACGAAGCGAGGATTTCCTGAATCTTCGCGTCCTTATCCTCGTCAGTAGCGGGCTTGTCTTTTTCTTCCTCGACGCGTTCCATGCCCTCGCTCTCGTGAAGGCGGTCAAGGTGCTCGGGCTCTTCCTTTTCCTTTTCCTCACCGTACTCGACACCTTCAGCGAATGTTTTCTGCTCTTCTGTGTCTTCCTCGTCCTTCGCCTCAGCCGCAGGCGCTTCAGCGGGCTCCTCGGCAGTCTCAACAGAAACCGTCTCGGGCGTGCCCTTCAGCTTAGACAGCAGTTCAACGACAGACGCCACGCTTCCCTCGTCGCACTCAGGGCAAAATCTCGCGACAATCTCCTCAACAGTCGAGTCCTTGTCAATGTCAAGTCCGAGCTTGCGCGGGTCAATGCCGTTGCGCTGAGCCTCCACGGCGTTAATTGCCATCATCAGGGAACCGCCGTTGAGGTTTGCTTTTGCCGCTTCAGGCACGGCATCCATAGCGAATCCGAGCCGCACGGCAAAAGGCAGTCTTCTTACTTTCTTCGCCATTTCGTACCACTCCTTACATAAAAAATCGCCACCCGGCGAAGAGCCGAGCGGCGGCGTTGCCATTTATATACAAAAAAAGCGACCCTTACAGGGGTCGCTTTTGTCACTGATTTTTAACCGTCAAGGGTAAAACCTTCAGCACCGTAATACTCAGCTACGCGCATGATCTCTTCCGGGGTCGCATCCTTAAAATCCATTGCCCAGCCGTAACTACCGATTGCCGGGTAACGGCTTTTATAGTCCCATTTTTCCCATTTCTGCGTGTCATAATGCCACGACTGCGCTTCATCCCCTCTTACGCGAACAATCCCCTTAAAATCATCGAAGTAGTATTTCCACTCTTTATCCTGCATTATACGTCCCCCCGTTCTTTTTCTTGCTCCAGCTCTTTATCGTTTCAATACCTTTAGGGCGTTCATACCCCTTGGCAAGCTCAACTTGTTTCGCATGCGCTTCTGCACGTTCTTCTGGCGTTCGCGTCTGGTCTCGTTCGATCTCATAAAGCGGATGAAGCTGATTCTTGATAATCATGCCGTTTGGCGAATGAATCTGAGACTCGAACGTAATACCATCTTTCTGGAAAAGTACATGCACGCCCTTATACGGATAATCGTTATTCCACTTGTTATCGACCTCGACGACCTCGTAGCCGCGCTTCTGCATCTGGTCGATAAGTCCCTTTGTCACTTTTGGAACTTCTTGATCGTTGGCAAGCGTCGTAAAACGAACTACATCAGTCATAGAATCCAGAACTTCTTTCGGTGATAAGTCGATGCCATGATCTTTTTTAGCATCAGCGATTTTATCGCGAATCTTCCGCTCTAACGACCCGGCACCCTTAACTCCGAACTCTTTCCCGTATATCTCACCGCCGATTGCCTTGCTGATTTCCTCATAATCTTTCGCGATGGACGGCCCATTGCTGGCGGCTTTTTCATACGCTTTCTGCAACTCGGGATATGACTTTAGCGTTCGATCTCCCGCACTTGCCTCGCCGAAGCTCATCTTGCCGTTAATGTCCGCCATGTGACTTTTGAGACCTTCCCACGACATTTTACTGATTGCGGCATCCGTGGGAGAACCGATCTCCTTTCCCGTCACTGTATTCGGATTCTTTTTAGGCTTGTCGATCTTCGGTTTCTGCTCTTTGGGCTTTGTACCCTTCTCAGCTTGCTTTTTCTCGATAAATTTCCTTGCCGCTTCACTACGGCTTTGCCCTTTTTCCAAAGGAACGACCGTTTTCCCGCCGACAGTCGTAAATCCCTCAGGGTCTTCGACCCAATCCAGCGCAACCCTATTATACCACACTTTAAACGTGTCGGGCACCGATGGCGGCAAGATTTGTGACTTTTGTCGATACCATTGGTTGAACTCTTTTTTGTTACTCACGCTATCTTTTGCGATATGCCATGTAAGCGGAGTAATTTGTTCTATAATGCCCTGTTTCGACTCAAGCCAGCCGTTCAATTTTTTTAAGAGAGTGCCGGATTTCTCGCCTTTACTTTTCACTGTTTTTTTATCCGCTACAACCACGTCCGGGCCAGCCCTGCCTTCTCGCACAAGCGCTACGTGATTGCCTCTGATATTTGTCATCACAATGTCGTAAGGTTTCCCGTCGAACTCGCCATTTCTCAAAACTGGCTCGTACTGATACGACGCACTCAGTTCTTTAAAGCGTCCATCCTGAATCGCATCAATGGCTCGCTGATCTGTCACGCTCAAGGTGATGTCGATATACGGAGGATTCCACTCGGCATCTGTTCCAAGTGAGCCGACTCTGTGAAGGGTCTGCGGATTTTCGGCGCTATCAGGGTGATGTTCCAACTGAAGCGGGAGGCCGTTGAACGTCTGGTAACTCTTCTCAAGTTCCTCAGCAGGGCGATACACCTGATAAATCTTTTCAGGGTCAAGCCCCATGTCGTGCCAGCCCGGAATCTCTCGTCCATAGTACGGAACGACTTGTTCTTTGGTAATGTGGCATTTCTCTACATGGAGGAATCCGTTCTCATCGACTCGCCTTGCGGAGACTGAATCAAACGTAATTCTTTCGTTCATGCTGTTCATTCTTCTTCACTCCCTTCAGGCGAAGTCTGCTCTCCAAATGTCGGAATAACGGGTTGATAGATACACTGGCAATTTACCAGCTCACCGCAGTGGACGAATCTCCCGACATCAGGGTCGTACATGCCTTCACTGAGCTTAAACCGCTTCCCGTCCATCATCATGTGCGAGTGGCGACTGCTCTTCTTGCCCGGTACATGAATCCATATACCTTCTTCGATTCCCAGTCCAGCATCACGGACTCGGTTCAGCCCGTCCGTGACTTTGTTGTTCTGGTCTCTGGCAATCATCGCCGCCCGCTTGCGGGTGATGTCGAAACTATCATACAGTTCTTCAGTCAACTGCCCCACATCTCTGCCAGCCTGAACGGAACGCTGTACCATGCCCTCGATACGGCTGAAATATTCCTCTGGAATGGTCTTTATCAGGGCGACGTTCGCCTCTATCAACGAACTCATCATGTATTGTTCAGCACGAGACGGCTTGAATTCGACCGTTATGCCCGCAGCTTTAAGAGCATTTTTCATCGCTGAGTTGCCGCGTCCCTTTACTTTGCTTATAAGCCAATAGGCAATTTTACGTCCCTCTTCAGAAAACACCTTTTGCCATCTGCGGAACAATGAGCGAAGCATTTTCTGCAACTCGACCGCTGGTGAAGCATCTTGTGCAATCAGCCCGATTTTGCCCTCATTCCGCCTATATTCAGCCCGCAGATGATACTCAACGGACTTCGCCATTTTTTGAACGAGTTTCTGCAAACGTCTGCGATATTCCTTTTCCAGTCCCAAATTAGGACGGACGGCGCGAATTGTCTGCACCTTTTCCCTTTTTTTGCGTGGCGGCACCTTTCGCGCCCCCTCCCCAAACAATAAAAAAGCGGCCCCGACAAAGGGGTCGCTTAGTTTTTTGATTGTTTATTCAAAGCAAAGCGCTAGTAAATTCCCAGCACGAGAGACGCCAGCCGCGAAAACCTCATTCGGATGCGCTAAATTACTAACGCGAAACCGTTCTACACAACTCGCATACTCTCTTTCGATTATGCCGGATTGTTCATCAGCCTCAAGAAATTGCTGGACTTCTTCTTCGGGGAACGCGCTCAAATACCCTATGACGTAATCAAATATCAAGTCGCGAAATTCCTCAGCCGTAATCATTTTTCTTTGCGAAAAAATCGGCGCAAGCATTTTACTGTTCCCCCTCATCCATTAGCGAATTGCGAACATCTCTTGCAGAATAATAATCATTGCTTGCCGCAACGCGCTGTTTAAACTCCTTAGCCGTCTCTGTAGTTGGCTTCCCTGTATATCGATAAAAAATAACATCTTCACGAGGCACGTTCAACTTGTCATCCGGCATCCCATTATAAAACCCTTTATTTTGCGCTTTCCATTCGTCGGGCGCATGTTCATCGCTGAACTTACACCACGAAACCGGCTCAAAACCATTGCGTACATAAAAATCATGATTCCCTTCGAAAGAGTCAAGACGATCTCCGCCATTCGCAATAGCGATCTTCAAAATGTCGCTCCCCTTCTCTGGCGAACCGGGCTTTACACATGCGCTAATTATATCACCTTTTGTGTGGTCTTCATCAGTCGTTTTTACGACAGCAACAACAGAACCGCCGGGAGTGTGAAAGGCGTTTGTGTTTTTATCATAATCATCAATATCATGCACGTCTACTCGCCATGAATCATTTTTCATGCCTTTTTTATCTGTATATTCTGTCCTTGAATCTTTGGCTGACGTGATCTTATTTGTAAAAACTTGCCCTGTCGTTTTTTTGTACGGCACTGACTTCCCGTTCTTGCCTGTAACTTTAGGCAACACAACTGACGATTCGCCCTCTTTAGACGTGACGAAAGACTTGACCGCTTCACGCTTTGTTTCTCCCTCTTTGACAGGAATATGCGAGCCTGTTTCCGTCGTAATCCACGCCTTAATATTGGGGTCGTCTGGGGCGGCATCCATGGTTTGCGCCGGATTCAGTTCTTGCGCCTCTTCGCCCCCCATACCTTCAGGCAACTCGCCACTCATGTCAGGAGAATCCCCTTCGCCATCGGGAGGCGTCTCCTCTTCCTGTTCAGGAAGTTCCTCAGCATCAAGGCCACTGAAGCCAGAATCGGGATCGTCGCTCAACGCCTTGCGTGCCTCTTCGCCGCTAATAATATTGTGGTCAAGAAGACCGCCGATTACGTCTGCTTTAGTCTTTTGGTACTGGACGAGCGTATTCTTGTCCTCTTCGCTCAACTGCACGAACTCGAACTTCAGCGACTTATCAATTTTGCCGTTCAAGTTCAGCTGAAGCACGTCGAGGCATTTCTGCAAGCCATCGCGGAAGATTTTTTCCTGTTGGCTCTTGATATGGTCGTAATAATTACGAATATCAGATTCGCCAGTCGCGTTGAACCCTGTTGGCGAAAGACCAAGCAGTTTTACGGCGGGGGTGCGGTTGATCGCGGCGAGATATTCAAGGGACTGTTTGCAGATTGCATCGACTCCAGCCACGGAAGACTCCACGTTTACGAGGTCTTCATTTTCTTTGTCAATCGCGACAATGTTTAAATTGTCTCTATTCTGTTTAAAGTATTTGATGCGCGTATCGAGGGCGCGCGTCCCTTCTCCAGAAAACAGAATATCGCCGATCTGAGTTTTAAAAACCGTCATGCTGTGCTTTGCAACAAGCTCAGTCGCGGCAGTACGGCACTGTTGGAAATGAAGCACGTAATCCCAAAGAATCTGCGCCTGCGGGATTCCCATGAAGTTATACGACGGTCTCAAAAGAATCGGGACTTCATTATCGACCAGTCGTACAAGGCGGCTCTCGTGAACCTCTTGCCCCAGCACCCACCACGTTTTCGGGACGAAGTAGTCAGTACGCAGGGGGTCAGTGGAATTGTAAAGACCGGGGAACACGTTCACAGGGTCAACGACTATGAATCCTTTCAAGTCGCCCATCTTCAGCTCGCCAGTATAATTCGTCAGGTTGAGCGGGGTCTTCAGCTCTTCCCCCATCGCGCCAGTGTCAATGTAAATCATAGCGCCACCTTCATACCCGACAAGCTCCTGCGCATCATGGAAAACTTCACGGAGATGATATTTTCTCATCGTGCGCATCATCTCATCAACGAGCGTTTCACCTTCCCGCTCTTTCTCTTGGATACGTTCTTTTTCTTCAGGCGTCACTTCCCCGTCAGCATCAGCATCGGGGTCGTCAAGGTCTCTTTCGAGCTTTATCCAGTTGCGAGTCATATCATCCGCGACTGTCTCAATGCAAGCCCGAAGCAATCCGTTTTGGCTCATGGTCTGCAACATGCCGTAGCCGACGAATTCCGCCATTGGCATTTGTCCAAGCTCCAGCGTATGCTGAATCAACGAATACACGCCGGAATCATACAGCTGCGAATCCATCGCCACGCGGACATCTTCAGGCGCGCCGAGAGTCTGCGCAGGGCCGTAAACTTCCCGGACATCATCCAGTGTCGGTATCGTCGAAAAACCCGCATACCCCTTTACGGCGTTATAAAATTTTTGGATAAACCCTTCTTTTTTCGGCATCTTAAAAACCTCCTCGCCGCAGGATATTGGGGTTAATATTCAACGTACCGCGCCCCTGCCGGATGTAACCGTCAAGGCTGTACCGCAGTGCATCAATGCAATGATTGTTCGCATCTACGATAATCGGGAGAATATCCCCGTTGTTTTTGTCGACCTTGTAGCTATACAGCCGAAACTCATCTGCCGTATGTCTGCATCTTGGATGTATGACAATCTTCTCGAAGCTCTTTAGGACGGCAAGCCCATCCTCGACGCTACCTTGCCACTTTTTAGCGCCAGTGACGCGGAAACCGTGACGTGCCATATACGAAATAGTTTCAGGGCGTGAGCTGTCGGCCTTTATTGGCCACTTCCTTGCGGTTTCAATGCTGTCGAACAACTGCGGAGTTTCATCCAGTTCAACCCCGACGCCATACGCTTCACGGTCGATATACAATCTGTCGTCTTGAATAAAACATCTGACAAGTGCCGTCGGGTCGTTCGCGAAGCCCCAATCTGCCCCGTGATAAAAACGAATGTTCTCAGGGGTCTCAAATGTTTCGACGGTAAATTTGTTCCGGAATATCTGAGCATCGCTAAAAATCCGCGGATTCCCTTCCCAGATATACGAATAGGCATCCGGGTCGACACGAAGGCAATATAGTCTTTCTTTGTCCAGTTCCTCCGGGAACCATGGATTATCGTCCCAATTCACCTTCCGCACGAGCGCATCATCAGGTGGAGAAAGAACGAACCTTTGCCACGTAGCGTCATCAGGATTCAGAGGATTAAACGTAATCCAGATTTCAGAACCGTTTTTACGAATGGTCGGGATTAAAATATCCCAACTGTCCGCACTGATCGCTTGAGCTTCTTCAGCCCAGCATAAATCGATACCTTCAAGCGACTTGATCTCTGTGGAATTATGCCGAAGCCCCTTGAAGATAAAAACGCTCCCGGTGACTGTACAAACGATACTGCTCTTAGTGATATAAAAATACGGGGTCAGCTTCATTTCTGCTATCTGATCGCACAGCAGACGATGAACTGAATCCCCGATACTCACCTGCAACTCACGAGCACAAAGAACGCGCAACTTTTTTGTCGAAGCCAAAATTAGGAGCGCCCTCGCGACGCTCCAGCTTTTTGCTCCACCACGCCCGCCATAATACACTTTATAGCGGTGAGGCTCGAATATGTCAGAGAACGCGTCAGGGAACTGGAATCGCTCTCTACTCAGCATCTTCCTCGCCCTTGAATCGAGATTTCACGAATTCAATCTCGAATAGCTTCGGGTCGAGAGAAGGCAACGGCTGGCCGTCTGCCCCTGTAACTTCTTGACGTTCAGCGTAGCCTCTATCCTTCCCGAGAGTCTTTAAGACCTGTAAGGCGACGCGCCAGTTCCCGCGGGCGATTTCTTGAGCGATAACAGATTCCGCTCCATCCTTGATCGCTTCACGGGCGAGCTCTTGTTCCTCTTGGAGTTCCTTGCTTTTCCGGACTCGTTTCCATACGTCCTGACGAGAGATTTTTATTCCGTATGTCTTGCTCAGGTAAATTGCCGTCTGCGCCAGTATTCCAGACGTTTTGTGCAATGCCGCAATAATTTGCCGATTAGTTACTTTTGTCAACTTTTGTTCCTTTAGACGAACATTTTTTCGCCTAAATCCGTCTCGATCAAACGCATGGTTTCATTAGCTCCCGTCAGTCGGCACGGCACATCGCACAAATTCATCGTCGTTTTATAACTGGCTTTTTTCTGCATAACATCACAGTCCGTGATATGACACACGATCTCATACGGTTTATGGCAACAATACATAACATTCCCGCACTCATCAAGGGCGATCTGTGACCAATTAGCGATACAAGACTTAAACCGCGTCTTCGGCTCGTACCACTTAAAATTAACAAGTACTCGTTTATCAAAAGAGCGGATATTCTCCAGCTCTTCAACGCATTTCTGACGGTTCACTTCGTTTTCAGGGTCTTCGTAAAACTCCCCGCAAGTGCTTTCGACTGGACGGATAGCGATATAATCCACATCGAGCTTTTTGACTGACCAATAGAATTCACGCACAAATTGAGGGTCAGCCGCAACACACTGTACGCCCAAAGAGGTCGGAATCTTGTTAATCCGTTTCCACTGCGCGTACTCTTTGATATTCCGGATTACGTCGTCATATCTGTCTACCCCGCGAATCTCCCTGTAACTGTCCCTATCGTAGCCGTCAAGAGAGACTTTTAAATATTTAGGGCCAATGTACTTAATCACGTTAAAGTTGGTATTTATACCGTACGGAATCCTGCTTTCCTCTAGCCATGCGCAGATACGGTCGAACTCGTAGCACAGAGTTGGCTCGCCACCGCCTGTCAGGATGATTCCTTGCACGCCCAGCTGTAAAAGAATCTGCGTATAACGTGAGAAGTCCTCGAAGCTGATACTCCTAGCAGTTTCCCGCGACTTGTCCCATCGCTTATACGTACAGTATTTGCACCGGTTATTGCAGAAATTTGTCAGAAAAAAATCCGCTGTAATGGGCTTTTTCCCCAAAACAGCGGATATATTTTTCATGAGCTTATATTTTTCAATACTCATTTCCACCCCTCCGATTTAGCGCTTTAGTGCTTTTTCCACTTCTCGTTCAGGATTTTAGGCGCACAGAGATTCCAGTCGATTTTATGATGCAAGCGATGATGTGTATTCCCCATCGTCGCAATTTTTATCGCTTGCGGTGCAAATATGACACTTGAAAACGGTTTTATATACCCGCTGTTCTCGCCGTAAAAACCCGACATGCCGCCATCAAGAGATTGCGTTTGCTGGACTTTCAACGTCAGCCCTAAATACGAGAAGAAGAGAACGCCGCGATTAGAAAGCGTCACATACGTCGAAACATCCTCATTCGACTTCCCGCTGAACCAGAAACGTCGGTCAGTCTTGCAGAAAAAAGAATTCATTGCCTTGCGGATGAAACGCTCTCGAAAGCGCTTGCTCTTGGCTCCGCCTATAAGGTCCCCGTTCTGCCCCATTGCGATTGTAGCGACATTCGTTGTTTCGAGAAAATGAACAAAACTCTCACACACAGAATCGAAAACTTCCGGCAGTTGCTTCACTTTAAGTACAACGCCGTCATCAGTATAACGATGTTCAATGCCCGTGTAATCGTCATCCAGTTCGAGAAAATACTCAAGCCCCAACTGTTTTGCGAGGTCGAAGCATACATTTCTGGCATAACAGACCGCACGCCTGTCAGCTGTATTTATTCCCTCGTCCATCCGCTTCGACATTGCGAGCTTATCAAAAACGAGAATCTTGTCCCTGCCGAACTTTTTTTGATACTCAGGGAGCGTATCATCCTCGTTATCACAGACGATGTACCACTTCCCGGTATACCCAACTTTGCGAAGCATATTCATCGTCTTCATGTTATCCGCACGACCATGCGAGAGAATGAAGATCGCGAAATCGTCTCTCATCGCGGTTTTCTCCACTTCTCATTTAAGATCATCGGATGTGCATTTTTACTCCTAATAGTCCCCATGCGATAAGGCGGAGTGTATTTTATCTTAGCTTTTGCGGGGTCACCTATTAAAGTCCCGATGCAATATATATAACGCTCTCCAATAGTCCTTGCATATTCAATTCCACCGGCATTAGCTCCGTCGACTTGAAAGAAAAAATGTAAATGGCAACTGGAACAAATTATTTTACCGACCCTGTTGTACGCAAGAGGGGTAATAATGTCTTCGTTGTAATGACACTTAAACTCGACGCGCCTCTGAGTATCACAGAAAAAAGCATTTACAGCGCGAAATAATATTTCATCTTTAAAGCCACCAAAAAACGATGACGCACCACCACTGCCATAAATATATAACCCCGCGTCACGCATAAACCTAAATACAGCTTGAAACGCATCATCAACGTATTCGGTTCCGCGCTCTTGCCTTGCTGTCCTAATTCTCACAGCGCTCATATCATCATCAAGTGAAACAAAAAAGCGAAATCCGCGCTCAATGGCAAGATCATAAACAGCATTCCTCGCATACACAGGATGCCCGGGATTCGGCACATTGAAAAACACATCGACGACATCCATGTATTTCTGTTTATTGAAGACGAGAACCTTATCGCCGTACTCCCTTTGATATTCTTCGAGCGTTGTGTCAATATCATCGCAGACGATGAAAAGATTCGGCACGTTTTTGCTCTTCAAAAAGTTGTATGTCTTTTGGTCGTGCGGCCTTCCGTGTGAGATGATAAAAACGGCGTAGTCTATTTTATCCTTCAACGTCTTCATCTCGTTCCGCCATCAGAGCCTCGATATCAGCGTTCAGCTGGACATATCCGTTCCGAATCGCGTTATCAAGATCAATAATAACGAGCGCAGACTCTTCCATCAGCTCTTGCACTTCTTTAGGCGCATGGGCGTAATACTCTGCCACGTTCCTGTAATTAAACGCAAGATGACGAGTAGCCGCCTTGCGAAGGAAGCCCTTAATATCCTCAGGAACGTCTTCTGCCGCATCAATTTTAGCGATCAGCTCATTGCATTTATCCTCGTCAACGAGAGCCGCAAGAGGCGGACATTCGCCAGTGATTTCATAATGCGGAATGTCTACGGAATTATTGTATGTATCATCTTCGGTGATGTCGTTGTTTTCTGCCATCTCTTCCGCAAGGAAGCCGAAGTCTTCCATGTTCATTTCAATATCCGCAAGCTCTTCGGCGAGCTTATCCATGTCCCATTGTGCGTACTCAGCCGTCTTATTATCGGCCAGCCTGAACGCTTTGATCTGCTCAGGCGTCAAGTCATCAGCAACGATGCACGGAACAGTCTTCATCTTCAGTTTTTTCGCGGCCTTCCAGCGGGTATGACCAGCAACGATTGTTCCTTCTGCATCAACCACAATCGGGACTTTGAACCCGAACTCAGCGATTGAATTCATGACGTATTCAACGGCCTCATTATTGATACGAGGATTGTTTTCATACGGCTTCAGTTCCGACAGTTTTTTCTCAAAAATTTCCATTTACATCGCCCCTTCTGCCCCTGCATATAAAACGCCCGCCTTCTGCGAGGGGCGAACAGAAGGCGGGCATCCTTAGCATACGCTTCGGACAATAGCACGTTATCACACTTGACACGAGAATTCATTACAGTTTTTCACATAATTTTCGTCGAGAAGTTTTTTGCCTTGTCTTTCAGAGGGGAGATTCGACTGCTCCCACGGCAAGCTATGAAACTCCAGTGGTTCGCCAGTGGCTTTACAAAAACCGTCTCGATACAGTCTTGCAAAATGTTGCGCCCATCCGATTCTCGCAATTAGATCGTCAATAATCTTTTCGGTATGCGTATCTATGCTCGCTACAGGCTTCATAATTGCTTTCCCTTCATTTTCACAGCGCCCACAGCATGACCTTCGTCCCGGCTGGAAGCTCCATGCTTCTAACCGGACGCAGCAACGTTCCCTCGGCGAGGATTAAAAGCGGGGGTTGTGTTACAGCCCATTCGGGTTTTTCATACTGCCGGTCAAACTCAATATCGGACACTCGTATTATTGCTTTCACTTGTCTACGGTTCAGCCTGCTCCAGAATCCATGTCCACCATCGACATTTTCAAATTCGAGATTGTAACCGCGCCTTCTATACCGATAATATTTTTTCCTCTTCGCCCGCTTCACTTGCGCCATCCCCATTTCTGCCGCAGCTCGAATTGGCAGACACTCAATTCACATTCTAACCGGTTTGCTTTATTCAGCGCCTTGTCGCGCTCGTAAAACGCCCGCTCGCGGTCTTTTTTGAGCTGCTTGATCTCAGATTTGAGCGCGGACAGTTCGCGCCCGCAAAGCAGCTTTTTCAGCCAGTTCATGATTTCGCCTCGTCACGTTTGACAACGCTGATACCGTAAGACTTCATCACGCGCACCTCCCACGGGAACAAATCATCAGCGGCAAATGAATCACCTTTTCCGGCTTGTTCCCGCCAGTATCGCGCCACTTGCCGCGCTTCCATCACGTCACGCTCTGAAGCTTGCGCTCTTTCGCGCCATTTGTTAAGACTTTGTTGCCATTTAATAACGCACTCGTTCAGCGTCTTGATCTCATCGCGCAGCAACCAGTTTTTCAGCTCTTTAATCATGACCTCAACGCCTCCAACACCCTGCGCCACTTCGATCGGCGGGCAGGGCTTTTCTGGAGCGCCTTCACAGCGTCGTCAATGATCTGCCACAGATTGGCGTTCGACAAAAAAATCTCATACGTCACGGGCGTTTCAGGCGTCCACTCCGCGTCTTTGGGATAGTCAGTGAACTTGTAATACTGTCCGGATTCGTTACCGCCGAATTCGATTCTTGTCTGCATATTTTCTTTCATTTCTACACCTCGTATTTCCAGTAGCCCATCGACACCGCACGGGCGATCTTGTAGGGAACGCTTCTTGCTCGCTCCCTTAAAATATACTCGGACGTGTTGAATCGTTCGGCAGTCTGCGCAACAGCACCTTCCCGCCCCCACGCAATTTTTACTTGCTCTTGAGCGAGATTATACGCTTTATACATCGCCCAGTCCGTTGGATATTCATGCGCGTACTGCCGAACAGCCTGTACCAACTCACACCACTCGACGGAATCAAGCACCGAGTCGATCTCATCGATCATTGTATCTTCTTGCCGAATTTCTCGCCCCTCTAAATCATGTCCGCCCTGCACCTTTGTCCCGAGGTCTTCTTCAGGTGACGGACGAAAAAAAAGCGCTTCTTTTATCTTCTCCCGAGAAGGCTCCGGAGCGTCCCCCATAAGGGCCGGTATGCCCCTAAAACATTTTCGAGCTATGACATCTATGACTTTCGCCAGTCGTTTGACCTGAACGTTATCATAATGGCGATTCACGATCATTGCCTCTTATTTCTCGACTCCCTCAGCGCTTTTTAGCATCTCTACCATCGCCGCGACTTCCCCGCTTAAATACGAAGCCTTTACCCAAAGTTCGAGAATATCCTTTTTCAACGTGCTCCCCGCGAGTTTCTTTTTCACGGCCTCTTCTTCACTGCGAAACGTCGCCATGCGCAAATCTTCGCGAGACCTATTCAAAGCACCCAAAATATCGTACATCCATGACAATGCCACTGACGTGGCGATTTCCTCCTCGGTACTTTGTAAAACCGATAGAGGAGTGTAATTTGTGCTGTTTCGGAATTCGCCGATATCAATATCGTGCAACATTACATACCCCTCCGTTTCGTCAGCTTTTGTACTCTCGCACCAGCCGCCCGGCCAGTTCCATCACTGTGTTTATGTCGCGCCGCAGTCCGCCGTATTTGATCGCGTCATAACCTTTAGTCTGCCGTTCTACCGCGTTCGCGTATGTCCACGCATCCGACAGCGACATATAGCACCGCGCCAGCATCGCGCCGATTTCGATTTCGTTTTTATTCATTTACAAATACCCTCCCGAGGCGGCACAATACACATCCATGTTCGCATATACCGACGGAGTTTTTTCGTCCCTTTATGTTTTAACAGCTCACGCCAGCTTATCATGGTCACGTAATTGCAGTAAAAATATCCCCCCACGTCAGCAAGACGATCCAAACGCCAGTTATAAAACCTATGGGAACGCTTATACACCTCTCCACTCCTTACTTCTTCGGTCTCCAGCCGTACTGCGTCGTATACCCGTCCGGCGGCAAGACCTCTGTCAGATACATCGGCTCATAACCGATTGACGGCATGATCGAGAACCAGAACTTTTTCGCGATCTCGTTATTGTCGATGATAAACATGCACAGCGTCGGACCTCGGTGCATTTTCGCCCACTGCGTGAAGTAACGCAGCATGACGCCCTGTCGCCTGTACTCTGGTACTGTGTACGTTTGCGCGACGAAATAGTCACAGAGCGGGTGACAGTTATCGCGGAAGCCGATAGCCAAGAAGCCGCGAAAGTTCTTTTCGCATTCAGGGCCGTCATAAATCCAATGCCATTTTGTCTGCGAATGCCGGACAAGCTCTTCTGCCTCATCTTTCAACTCATCGCGCGTGCGCATCCGGCAGCCCTTGATCTCGTTCAGCTCGCGCAGATAGTTCATAACGTGCGGGATTGTGTATTCAACGTGCTTAAAGTCAATCTGCATTTATTTCACCCTTGCTAATATCGCGGATAATCGCCGCATGAGTGACGGCGTTGTTGATCTGTCGGCGAAGGGCGCTGATTCTAAATCGTAAATCCCCGCGAATGCCACCATTACAACGCCCAAGCGCTAACTCTTCAGCGTATGTGCAATGCGCAAACGCATCTTGCAGGGAACAAATCGCGTGGAGTAACTCATCTGAAATCTTGTAGCGCAGATCGTCGGTCATTCTGGCTTCCTTTCCCAGTCTTCGATCAATTCACCAACTGTTTTCCCTAAATCCGCAATATGAGAATGAATCATTGTATAAATCATTGCACGAATCCCCGCCGTCTGCGCTGTTTCTACGGCGGCCTTCATTTTCCCACGAGCCCTGTTCAAATCACCGAGTGCATCCCATAGCCGCCAGAGCATCAGCTGTTTTGTCGAAATCGGCTTATCAGAAAAATCGACGTATTTCATACTTTGCCCCTCGTTTCTAAAAGATGTACAAACTGCGGGTTCAAAATTTCTGCTGTTTTGCTTGTGCAGACTTCACGCGGGTACGAGTCAAGAAAATGCTGAATGAACTTCAACCGCTTTTCAGCCTTATCGCCCCATCGTCTGACCGTGAACGCATGGTCGTTTTCGGGATTCTGCGATAGCTTCATGACTTCAAGCACGCCGTCATAACTGAGATACGACTGATAACCGCTTCCGATCTTCATGCCCGCCGGGACTTGCTTCAAAAAGATCGCCGCCGTCCCATTGAAGCCACGCTTGCGATCTCTGAATTCGTAACCGAGATTCTTGAAAATTTCGCGGGCGCGGAAGTAATACATGCCGTCGCGCACCGTGATAAAAAGCGATAAGAATTCTTCGCTCATACGCCCGCCCGCCTCCATTTCTGTCGTTCTGCCTCAGCCATCAGTGCCTTTGCCGCGTCCATCGCGCTTGGGAAAATTTTATGCGTCTGCGGGAAGTCTTTCGCGTAGTGACTTTTATCAGAGCCTTTTTCCGTCTGCACGATCACATAATGCCCGCTGTGTTCTTCGACTGAAAAGACAAGCCCCCGCGCCTCGTCGATATAGTCATAACAATAGGCGTCGACAACGTTCGTGTTTTCGTTGACAAAAGCGCTTTCGCCGACTTCTTTCAGCCGCGCCCTGAATCGCTTCATCTTCTCGCGGATCACCGGCTTCATGACGTTCGGATTCATATTCAACGCCGACGCGAGAAGGAAGAACAAATAATTGTCATTCGTCGCCGCGAGTCGTTGCGCGGCCTCAGTGCCTTTTAACACTTCGCCCGTCTCGCTTGGGCTTTCATGCTCACGCCATGCAATGACAATATCGTGACAAGTCAAATTCTCCCAATAGTGCACGCCAGTCGATTTGAGTTCCCCGCCGTACATGCTTTCGGTCTGAAACCGCACGGGACTGCCGCACGGTTCCCTTTTCACAACGGCCCGCACCCATTCTGCAAGGCTCACGGCTTGCACCCAAACAAGCTGGCCGACTTCGGGGAAGTCGCCCTTGGTGACATAGTGCCACGCCTCGCGCGTGGCCTTTTTCGTCGCGGCCATCAGGCAAAATCCCTCGCTTTGATCTTGACAATGACACGCCCGCCCCGGCGGTTTTTAAGCTCCACCGCGGGCCGTGCGACAACGCCCTCCATCAGAAGCGAACTGTCAGCGGCGATCTGCGAGCATGGGCGGCATTTGACATAAGCAACGAGTTCCATCAGCATGCCAGTCGCAACGACTGGAGCGCACTCCACGCCGAATGTCTGCGCAACACCTTCCACGCCCGCACGCCGCAACCACAAATTCTGACTCGGGATAAAGACATCGAACAGCCTGAAACTCACGCCGTCGGGGATGTACCGGCCACCGCACGCCTGAATCTTCAAGCCGTAGCCTTCGCCGCACAGCATGACGGGCGTTTCTCCCCACGCCTGTTCAAACAGCTGTGCATTCTCTTCGCCGCCGAAAAGCTGATTCAACTTTGCAAACAACGCGGCGGGAAGTTGAGCGTTATCAGTGCGCCCCTTGAACTCGACCGCGTGACCGTCCCAGCAGACGCGCACGTTCGTGCCGTCGATTTTCTCTGTTGCAATCCACTCCAGACCGGCTAGGTATTCGACCGTTTCATCGCGATACTGTCCTTCGATCAGCTTTTTAGTGCCGGATATATCACGCTGAAAAACGGTCTCTATTTTTGGATATTCGAGAAAGGTCATTTCTATAACCCCCCTTCTTCCTCGCTCATACGGTCTTTAACTGAGGACGCGAGCATGTGGACTTTTTTCTGCAAATATTCCATCGTGTCAAGCGAACACCATTTCGTCATAAGAAAAGCCAACGCCATAGCACTTATTTCAAACTTTTCTTTGCCCCTGCGTTTACCCTCTCTTATCCCAGCCAAATACATTGCCATATTCAATTCATCATCGCTGAAACATTGAATTGGTTGCATATGGTGACAATATTTTGCGCAGCTCTTTAATTCGGGAAGCGTTATTTTCTCACTTTCTTCAACCTCTTCATCATAGCCTTCAGGTAGCCGAAAACTCCATACTTCACGTCCTGTATCGTCTGTAAAACTAGTAAATTCTTCTCCGTGTTTATTCGCCATCGCTCGCCACCTCTTTTTTATTCGCAACGATAGCCGCCGCTATCTGCTCCAACAGGGCGGCGCTTTTGTCATGCCGCCCGCCCTCAATCCACTCCCACGGCGTGTGAAACACGAGCCAACCCCTCTGGGCGTACCCGTTCCCTTTTTCCATGTCTCCAAGCATCGACGCGGCGCGATTGTGCCGTCCATAAGTCCACAAGCCGCCGTCAATCTCGATCGCGACTTTAACCGACGGGAAGGCTATGTCCGCCCGCCACTGGCGATCTGGCGCGGCAAAGCGGTATTCAAAAACATGTTCCACGCCTGTAATTCTTGTCACGTCGCACGCAAATGCGACTTTAATCATTTCTCGGTATGTGTCTTTTTTCGCCATTCTGCAATTTTCGCTAAATACACCAGATTCGCCTGAAAACCGTAATCTTCCGGTTCCAGTCCTAGCTCCTCGCATAACGCGAAAAATAGCTTGCTTTGCGGGGTCAGCCCCTTGTATTCACAGCTCGCGACGTTCGAGGCGTATGTATGCAAGATTTTCGCGAGCCCCATCTGCGTCAGCCCTAGCCCCTCCCGTGCCGCCTGCACGTCTTCGCCGAATCTCCACGCTGCCTCGCGCATCTTCTCTGACAGAATCATTTTCTCGCCCGCCTGTTTCTGCGCCAGCTCGCGATCAGCGCCGCTTGATTACTTGCGAAGCCGAATTTCTCAGGCTGGATGTCCCACGCCTCGCACAATTTGAAAAAACCTGTCATTGACGGCGTGTAACCTGTCCGCTCGCGCTCTGTCACGACTGACGAACTGACGCCGCAGATTTTTCCAACATCACGCCCTGTCATCCCGCGGCGGATGCGCTCTTCGCGGAAACATCTCCCCGCCTTTATTTTCGCTTCGTCGTTCAGCTCAGTAGCAATCTTGATTGCAAATCCGCTCGCCGCCGGGGTATAGCTCCTCGCCTGTTCGATAATCTCCTGCATGTGCGCGGGATTTTTTTGCATCGCCTCAATCAGGCGCGGGACTTTCAGCGCCATCCGCTTCGGAATGCTATTCGCCCGCTCAAGATAGATTCGCGCAGTCGCTTTTGGGATATGAAGTTCGCCGCACAGAGCACCTTCGCTATGCGTGTACACGACAAAAGCCCTCATGACCGCCTGCGCGGTCTCTGCGGTCATGCCGTCCGGCATTTTCCAAGGCACAACGCCCCACGCAGACGGCGGCTTTTGGTCTTTCGGTTCACTCACCGTCACTATCTGCGCCATGTTCATCCTCCCACGAGAACGGGAACACTGCTATCGACTCATCGATCTCAGCGGCGTACAAGTCGCGCATTTCCTCGGCGCACTTGCGGGCTTGGTCGCGCTCACGCATCAGGCCTTTTGCCTCGTCGATCAGCCTGTCGCGATCCTCTTTCAGCCGCGCGAGCTCTTCCATCAGGTCACAGCCGTTCATTCTGTCGCCTCCAGTAGTTCGGGGTTGTCGTAGATGTTACCAATGACGTGAACTTCTCCACGCTCGAAATAATAGTCTAGCAATCGAAGATTCATCATTTCGGACAAGTCCAACGCAGTAATAGCGGCGTAAAAATCAATTACTTTAGTCATCTCGTCGCTACTTTCGCGCAGAGAAAGTATGTCCCCCTCGTAAATCTCGCGCCCGCTTGAGTCCTTCAGCCCCGTGAACTGCCCGACGGTCTCGGGGTCGACATAAAATTCATTTGCTTCGTCCTTGCGAATCACTATCCTGCCGTCGTCGCATTTTACGAGATCCCCGACATACCAAATAGAGCGCTGATAAGCCCCCCGCCCTCGAAACTTGATCTCACGCATCGCCGTCACCCCTTAAAAGCCGTTCCAGACTTTTTATAATGTCTAACACGTCCAAATCGTCCAGAGTTATCGCGGCATAGTCCCCAAATACAGTATCTGACGCAATAGTGATTAAGATACTCCCAGCAGAGCCAGCCCTTTCTATACTGATTGTTCCGCCATCATTGCCGACATAATCAAACCTCATCGTCCTTCACCTCCGCGCGGCGGTTCCACTTAGCAACAGCCTCTTCCGGGGTATCCGCTTCTGGCCCGCAAGTGCCGCAATCGGGACAGTTAATAAAATAACTAATCCATCCTCTGTCTGGGAATGTCTCGCGCGTATCTAAAAGCTGTAAATCCCTGACGTTTTTACAAAACGGGCAAAACTTCAATTTCCCCATCTCGTTTAGCTCCCTTATCGCTTCAAACGCTTTTACATAATCCACAGCTGCCGTCATTTGTCATTCGCCCTCATGATCGCCGCGATCATCAGCCCGAGCACCACGCCGATGATGATTGAGATAACGGGGATTGCAAAATCAAGCCAGATTGTTTCGCTCATTTCTGACTCCTTTCGTAATCATTGCCCCAAAATCGCAAAATTTGCCGCTAAACTTTTTTGCTATGGTCACTCTATCAAACACGCCCATCTTTTATCTTTCTAGGCATGTTCTAGGAGCATTCCCCGGCATTTTATGTTTCCGAGTCACCCCTGTTTTTATCCCTGCACCCAAAATCCGAGAATTTTATCCGCAAGACACTTTCCCATGCGGACGAAATATCTTCAGGCATGGCCTCTCGCCCCTCTGCTATAATCGCCAACCGTTCCTCGTACTCGTCAAGAAGTTGCATCGCACGGACTTTACCGACCTCGCGCAGCTCCTTGTTTACGACCAGCATTTTGCCAATCGGGAGAATGCTCAACTCGCCTTTTTGCCGTTCTGTCATTCACCGCTTGCCAATCGGAGCATATTCGGCGTAGAGGGGATTGCGCCAGTTTCCACAGTGACGATATTCTCCCGCGTCCACGACTGATAGCCGTTCTGCTCTGCAAGCCCCGAAAAATGTTCAGGAACATCTTTCCAGCCGACTTCTCGCTGTACAGCGGCCAGATATGCCCGTCTGAAGCGCGGTTCCATGTCGACCGTGGCATTGCAAAGACCTGTCCAGCCGCCGCAAGCCTGAAGGGCGTAGTGAATTTTAGGGTCGTCGAATTTTAGGCTCTCGTACAGACTGTACGAGCGAAGCGTGCTCTTGACGCATGCCCATGCCGCGCCCGCTTGCTGTTCAGGTGTACCGACAAGCGCGATCACCACATCTGCGGGAGTCGGGGCGAACTTACCGCTTTCCCCTGTCCGCCCCTTCATGTGGCGTTCGATGCCTTGCACGACCAGCTCGAAAGGTACTTCTGCAAGGGCATCGAAGTAAAGCCGCATGCCTCTCTCGGATAGCGGTGGGCGCTGGTACACTTCCCAGACGTCTTTCATCAGGTCCGTAAACCGTTTCCAGTCTTCCCGCTTCATGTCCGCCTCCGTAAGTCTTCCCATTCGGGGAGTTCGTCGCCATAATCAACCGTTGCCCTTGTTGCTTTTGCAGGGGCTTGCCGCTCATTCCTGAGCCAGTTCCCGATGAAGCGCCCCATGTCGGTATATCTCTTGCCATGCTCTTGCATCCAAAGCAGGGCCTTCGGAATTGTCTGCTCCACCATTGCCGCCCCGTACTGGTCGCGCCACTTGCTAACAACAGCATCGAGGTTATCCGTCTTGCAGTTCTTCACTGCCCCTGATATGACGTCGACTTGCCTTTTCACCCATGGGTCGACAAATTTGATGTCGCTTTTGCACTCGTTGCCATATCTATTATGTATTTCTTTTTCTTCTTCTCCTTCTTCTTCTCCTTCTCTAGAGGTTACTTTTTCGTTACCGAACTGTTCTGTAACCGTTACATCATCGTTACTGCTTGCGCTCATAACTTCTTTTTCTTGCTTCTGGCTCTCTGCAAGTGCTTTTTTCTTTTCTCTCCATGCCCGAAGTTTTTCTCGGTTCTTGGCTTTCGTATATTCGAGGTTCCCGGAGAACTCAAGCCAGTCGTGGACTGTATAATGTCCTTCTTCGACTTTCTTTAAAAATCCTTCTTTCGGGAGCGCACAATCGCACAATGCCTGAACAAATGTTTCCGGCTCGATCGCTTCATCCAATTCCACGCCAAACGCTATCTCATCAGGGCTCGCAAATATTTCTCCGTCAGGATAGTATTGCAACACAAACGACCAGAGCTGAACAAGATACGCGAGCGCCTCTCGCCGTTTTATTTTTAGTTGCCGCGCCAGTTTGTAAAGTTTTGTATGGCGCGGCAAATCAGCAGATACCTTCATCCAGAGCATTTTCGATTAGAACGGAATATAACTGTCGTCCCCTAAATTCATACTTTTTGCGTCGAGCGACGAATCTGAGGGGAATGCGTCCGAAAAGTTACTTTTTTGTGCCGAAGTGTCATCGAATTTTTTGCCCTCGGTTACAGTAACCTTTTCGTAACCGTTACTGTAATGACTTCCTGCGGAAGAATTTACACGAGATGGGAATTGGACGGAGTCCGCCCGTACTTCCACGACGAATCTCTTTTCTCCCTTGCCTTCATACGTCCGAGTTGAAATGTAGCCCTCGACTAAGACGTTATCGCCTTTTTTCAGGTATTTCGCGCAATTCTCGGCAGTCTTGCCCCATACAACAACGGGGATAAAGTACGCCTCTTCGCGAAGCTCCCCCTTGGCATCTTTCCACCTGCGATTGACTGCAACTGAGAACGAAGCGACAGGTTTTTGAGTAGTCGTGTAGCGCAGTTCAATGTCTCGAGTCAAATTTCCCGCGATGATCGCGGTGTTGCACGTAATCATTTAGTCGGCACCTCCTCGGAATGAGGCATCAGGTCGGCCTCGGTGATCCCATATTGAGCTTTCAGCTCTGCGACACGCTCCATTGTGGATTTAGTTGGTGCGGGAGCAGTTTCATTCTTGGGCGTCTCGACCGTATCAGCGGGGGCGCTCATTCTCTTTCGTGCGCTCACGGGCTGAGGCTTTTCTTCCGGCTTCACTTCTTCGACTTCAGGCTCTTCGTCTTTCACTTCCGGCTTGTTCAGTAATGCGTTCAGCTCGTCCGTTTTGTTCTGCATCTGCGGGAGAGGCAGTGATTCGCTCAGCTGACTGTTTTCGATAACCTCATCTTCGGAACGGAATCCCATCATCACGTCAGGCGCGTACTGTCTGCCGAAAAATGCCGCAGCGCGATAGCCCATCATGACTTCCGGCATTGTCTTCCACTTGGAGCCGTTCTTGTTCAGCCAGCCCTCTTTTTCGACCATTTCCATCGTAACCTCAGGCCCCTCAAGCACATCGCCGCTGCTCAGTTCTGTCGCATACGCACGACAGGCGATGATCTTCCCATTGGCGTCATACCGCTTTTTGTACTTCAGAGCCGAGTAGCGTCCGCACGTCTGAATAGCCGCAATGATGAACTGACTCGAAAAAGCTGGACGGCCCTGAATGATATACAAGTGTTGCATAACCATAAATACGGACACCTGAAGACGGCTCGCCAGCTCAAGAGCGATCATGCAGTTCGCTCGCCCCTCATCAGGGCCTCGGAACGCCATCGGCACGATGCTCGACATGCTCAGGCAACGCGACATCGTCCACGCGGCCTGAAACGAACTGACGCTGCTAAACGGGCAAATCAGCCCTTCGAGCTGCGGCTCACTCTGTGCAACTTCGAGAGAAATTTCTTTCTGCGGATTCTGAGTCATTTTTTACGTCCTCCTAGTGTTATGCGCTCAATGCCCAACGAGGCAGTGATAGCGACTGAATTTGACGCGGATACGCGCCCCAAGTCCCGGTTTCTACAGCATGACGAAAAGCCTCAAGATCGTCCATCGCGGCACGATAACCTGCATCGACGGTGATTGAATCAAGCTGATAAATCGCCATCGCAAACGGAGGTTCTTTCTCGCACGCGATGAAATAAAACGCTTCTTGACGCTCTCCAGTCAGTCTTTCAATAACGCTCCTGTACCAAGCGTCCTGTACGTGATACCTTCCCACGGCAACGGCTTTCCCAAAGCCGCTCAGGCTTGCGTCTTTTGCGGATTTCAGATCGATCAGCAACCGCTCTTCAGGCGACCAGCCATCGGGGCGGCACTTGCACAAAACGCCATCAAAATCTGCGTAAATACTCGTTTCATGCTGAGTGATTTCGACCAGCTTGCGCGATATCGGGTTATCCATCACGGAAGCCCTCATTTTCTTCACGACAATCATCTGCTCTGCGGTCAATGAGGTTTTATCCCTGTTCTCGGAATTCCACTCCTCGTAAGCCTTTTTTCCGTCCTTCGTCCGCCTGTTAAAAACAGGCGCTACGACGTACTCTTTCTCAAACCGTTCAGGCTCTAACACGGCACAGTGGAATGCCGACCCCATCAAAAGCGCTTCGGTGGTCTCCCCCTCCATCTCGCAAGAGGCTCGGAAATGCGCAGGGGAGCGGTGGATTATATCGAGATCGCTCTTACTCAATCCCGGCCCGGCATGATATGACTCGTTGCTCAAATCAGGATAAATACCCGGAGCAACGCCGGACAATTTTTTCGCGACATCAAACATCTGAGGCCCTCCAAATGTCAGTATTCGTCAGTTTCTTCTCTCGCGAGTTCTGACTCGACGCGCTTAATTTCAGAAAGAAGCTCCGCATATTCTGCATGTTCTGGACACTTCTCGTCCTCGGGATCGCCGTCTGCCGCACATGTCCACTCAGGACGATGCACCATCGCCCCCCAAAACTCTTCCAAACCTCCGCAATCGTAACAATGTGGGCAATCGTCACAGAAATCACGCTGTTCAGATTCGAGCAAATCGAGCTCTTGCGTCAATTTTTCAATGCTCATTTTTCCTCCTGATGTGCTATAATCAGGCCGACAAGAAAAACACTGGCCTGTTTTCTGTCTTGCCGCTGACGTGGTAGCACACGTCAGCGGCGCTTTTTATACCCTCGCCGCAAAGATCATCAGAACGCCCGCAATGCCAATCAGCGTGACAGCGGAGATCATGACGAAAAAATCCGTGTCCTTCGCGTTATCATCGGTCAACCAGTCCTCCACGTCGCGGCGGCGATGTTTGAGCAACCAGCAGAATTTCTCCCACTTCGTGGCCTTTCGCCCGGCCCTGTACCCCTGCGCATAAACGCGGTTATATGTCTTGCTCATTCCGAGTAATCTCCGCTTGCCGTCAAGAACTCCTTCAAAATGCGCGTGATAGCCTTCGCCGTTGTGACTCCGCCGCGAGCTCCGAAAATATCAAGGCCGTGTTTCAGCGCCCAGACAATAGCCGCATTGCGGAGCTTTGTATCGATTTCGACATAAACTTTCATTAGCGTCCCCTCCTTTCCCACAGCCACGCCAGCGCTCCAGTCGCCGCCAGCCACAGCATAAAAACAACCGTGAACGCCTCGCACAACGCCTTCTCTGCCTCAACGCTCATTTCTTAACGTCCTCCCTTTCATGCGCTCAACAGCGCGTCGATCTGCCGTTTTGTCCAATATCGCCGTCCACTGCGCGAAGCAGGGGCGGGAAACTCGCCGCGGTCAATCTTGTTGTACAGAGTCCGAAGCGAGAACTTAAACAGCTTCGTCACTTCTTTTGCCGTTAATCTCTCATCCGGCAACTGCTCAGGAATTTTCGCGAGTTCGGCGATCTGCCTGTCAAGGTCTTCCAGCGCAAACCGCTGTTGGTTTATAGAGGCCGCTAGACCTTGACGAGCATTTTTCAACATTGCAATTCGGTCCATCAAAAATCCCCCGAAACATCAGAAACGAGACACCCAAGCACATCGCAAATTCTTTTCAAATCAGTGATGCGAGGAACACGACGCCCCTGTTCATAGTTAATAATCGTCGACCTTGATACACCTGTTCGTTTCGCGAGTTCATCCTGTGTCATTCCCATTTCGATACGTTTCTCTTTTAGCTTCACGCTTATTCACCTCGGTCCAATGTCTAAAATCTTCAACTCACAAGGCTATTATATCAAACAGTTGACGCTTGTCAACACGCAATGTCAAAAATATTTTTCTTGCGAAAATGTCGACAAACGTAGATAATTACAGCAAGGAGGGGATGAACGATGACGACGGACAAAAACATCGCACTCATCACTGCGCGAAACGAAAAACAGTTAACGCAACAGCAACTAGCAGAACGGACAGGTTTTTCCCGTGCCTCGATCATTAATTGGGAAACCGGATTGCGCTCACCGACAATTTCCGATCTGGAGAAGGAATTCTACCGTCTTGAATTTATCACCAAGAATGTCTTAGCCGAAATTCCCCCTGAAGAACTTGAGCTTTCTGTCAAAGCAGGTGAACTTGTCGGGAAACTGTATAATGCTCTGGAAAAACAATACGCTGCTGTCCTTTCAGACGGTGATACTAAGAAGCTCACCGCAGAAGTCCGCAGCTGGCTCAATAAGCTCTGCGTGCGTCTCGTCTTCTGTTTCTACGCTGAAGATGCCGGCGTGTTCGGCAAGAAGAAGATGTTTCACGACTATCTGGCGGGATTCAACGTTCAGAACGTGCGCAAGGCACTCATTGACCTGTTTGCAATCTTGGACACGAAAGAAGAAGATCGTGATCCGTTCGACGAATCTCCGGCTTCCGCGTTTCCGTATGTCAACGGCGGACTCTTTTCTAACTGTTCGAATAAGGAAGTACCGCCTCTGACTGAGGAGATTGTGGACATTATCCTGAAAGACTGCTGTGAGCAGTTCAATTGGGCGGGGATCTCACCGGTTATTTTCGGCAGTTTGTTTGAATCTACATTAAATCCTGAGACAAGGCGCAGCGGAGGGATGCACTACACAAGCGTTGAGAATATCCATAAAGTGATTGATCCTTTGTTCCTTGATGAATTGAAACAAGAATATAAGCAAATCGTTGCGGTCAAAACGCTCAAACTGAAACGTCAAAAGCTTGCTGCATTCCAAGATAAACTCGCTTCGCTCAAATTTCTTGACCCTGCCTGTGGCAGCGGTAACTTCCTAACGGAAACGTACCTATCATTGCGAGAGATCGAAAACGATCTTCTGCGAGAAATACTTAAAGGCGGCGACGAAAAAGGCGGTATGCTTCTGGCCGACATTAAGGTCTCCATTAGTCAATTTTACGGTATTGAGATCAACGATTTTGCCGTATCCGTTGCAAAAACTGCACTATGGATTGCCGAAAGCCAGATGATGAATGTCGGTGAATCTATCATCGGTGCAACACGAAACTTTCTGCCGCTAACGACGAATGCCAACATTGTTGAAGGAAACGCGCTGAGGCTGGATTGGGCACAGATCGTATTGCCAAAGAAACTGAATTACATTATGGGCAATCCGCCCTTTATTTCAAACACTGGCCGCGTCAACAAAGAAGAGTCAAGCGCAAAAGCCATGTTGACGGATGGACAAAAAGAAGATCGAGAGCTACTTTTTGGAAAATCAGGCGGAGTACTTGATTATGTGGCTTGTTGGTTTAGGAAGGCAGCAAGCTTCATGAAAGGAACAAGCATAAAAACATCCTTTGTAGCAACTGACTCAATATGTCAAGGACAACAAATAAAACCCCTTTGGCAACCCTTTTTTGAAGAAGGTGTAGTAATCAACTTCGCTTATACATTTTTTAAATGGGAGTCGGAGGCGAGTAAGGGGGCAACTGTTTTTGTTGTAATTATTGGTTTTTCCTATGTACATGATAATAAATGCAAACTCTTTTCAAAGGGCGGAATGCAACTTGTAGAACACATAAATGCATACCTTGTCCCCGCTCATGATATTTTTCTTGATAAAAGAAAACGACCAATAGTAAATTCTGCCCCCCCCATGTTGATGGGCGGTAAGCCTGCCGAGGGAGGATTCCTAATCCTTTCAGAGAGCGAAAAAAAAGATTTATTGCAGGCCGAGCCACAAGCAAAGTCCTTTTTGCGGCCTTATATGATGGGCAAAGATTTCATCGACCGAAAAACGCGATGGTGTTTGTGGTTAGTAAATGCAGACCCATCAATGCTCCGCAAATGCCCTAACATATTAAGTAGAGTAGAAAATGTCAAAAATTTTCGACTAAAAAGTACAAAAGAGGCTACACGCAAATGTGCAGAAACTCCAACATTATTTCAAGAAATTCATGAGTGTTCAACACAATATATAGCAGTTCCCGTAATATCATCCGGCACACGTAAGTATGTGCCGATAGATTATTTACGGCAGGATGTAATACCGGGAAATAAGTTGCTATATATTGAGAATGCAACGTTGTATCATCTGGGCATTCTTACATCAAACGTTCACATGGCGTGGATGCGGGCAACTTGTAGTTATTATGGTCCAAGTTACACTTATACTAATACAATGATCTACAACAACTTCCCATGGCCCAACCCAACTCCCGACCAGCGTGCTAAAATCGAACAGACCGCACAGGCGATCCTTGACGCCCGTGCTAAATACCCTGATTCATCCCTTGCTGATCTCTACGACGATCTCACCATGCCGCCTGAACTGCGCAAAGCCCATCAGGAGAACGATAAGGCTGTAATGCAAGCCTATGGATTCGACTGGCGAAGTTCAGAGTTTACGGAAAGCGACTGCGTGGCTGAACTGTTCAAGATGTACGAAAAACTAGTCGCCGAAATGGAATGTCAAAAGTAATCTTTCGTATGCAATTTATGTAGACGGTGACTGTTTAACAAGCGCTGACATCAACAGCGGCGATCAAGTCATTATTAACCCAGCCGAAGAACCTCCACAGGGGGCGCTCGTGCTTGTATCAATCCACGAAACGAACAGCATCAAGTGGTACTACCGACTTCACGGCGGCACGATTGCCTTGCGCTCTGATAACGGAGAAATCAAGCTGACGCCAGACGAACAAGAAGAAGCGAACTTCTTTGTGCAGGGAGTTGTCGTCGGAGTCAAAAAGCCGCGTCCCAAGCCACGCCCGTATTAAAGTTGATGATTTTTACATCACTCTTGACTTTTACCCCGGGACGGCGTATCATAATGCCGTCCGTTAAATTCGTTCTCCTTTTTCTCATCTCAGGGCGAGACCTTTCCACGGGGTCTCGCCCGCCCTTTTTACAGACAAAAAAATCCCCTCTGTCGAGGCTTCCCGACAGAGGGGTTAATTTATTCATGGACGAAAAGAACTGCGGGAGTATAATCCATGCTCTTATCATCCTCGTCATCGAATTTCGACATAAAACTCCCACGAAGGAATTTTTCTTCCAAGACATTTACAATACCGGCGATTCTCCATCCGTGTTTCTGAATCACAGACATTTCGCGGAGCAACGCCGTCGAATGCTGTGTCAGCGTAAACGCCTTCACGCCCAGTTCTCCTAGTGCATCAACAGCATCGCCCAGCATGCGGTCATTCACGTAAACGTCGTTTCCGATGTGGATGTACTCAAGATCATCAGCTTCGTAGCGATCTTCACTTAAGCAACGGCAATACACATTCAGCAAAAATTTCATTGCCTCGGACTCCGGCAACTGCTTTTTCGCGATCAGCTCATCAAAATACGGAATTTTCTGCATTGTTCGTTCCTCCTAAATTTACGCAATATCGGAAAAATCAAAGAATTCTTCCATGCAAGCGAGAAGGTGCTCGCATCCACGTTCCTCAATGCCTTCGAGCGCTTCCAATTCCATCTTAGCGAAATTTGACGGATTCCCTTCAGTATACAGCAGATACTTAGCTCCTCGGCTGCCGAGTTCATCATAAATGGTGCACAGCGCTTTGACTGCCGCTTCAGTATTCAGAATGTCGCGCCTGTTGCCGTTGATTCGCGCCTTCATCACTGCCCGTGTTGCACAAATCACCGCGCAAAGTCCGTTCTGGTCAAGTTTCATTTTTCGTCCTCCTCCTTAGCGGTTGGCCTCGCAACCGAAATTTTCCAGATACTCGTTAATATCCATCGCGTACACAGCACCACTGCCGTTCTCTTTTGCGTAGTGAATCACTTCAAAACCATAAACACCAAACAAGCCGCTCGTCAAGTTAAAGCTCGACACCATCTGGCTCATTCCCATATCGGCCACTCGTCCCACTTCAGTCGTGCTGTCGTAACTTTCAGCACGTTTCATCGCATCCATCAACATACCAAGCTCCATGTCCAACAGTTTTTTAGCGTCCTTGGTAAGTCTCATTTTTCGTCCTCCTTGTTTTCTTTAGGTCTCAACTCACTACGCATATATATTAACACCGAAGTGAAATTTTGTCAACTACTAAGATTAAAAAAGGCGACTTTTCCCCCTTGATTTTTGCAACTTCGTGGCGTAATATTATCGACGTAATACCTTGCTTGTCGCGTCGTATCGACAAGTTGCTTTCGCCTCCCTAGCTCGTGAAGGGGTAAAGGGATATGACAGGCGATTGCAGGGGGCGGAATGGCGCATACCGCCATTTAAATTCGCGCAAGCGTTGTCGTCGCGAAGCAACGCGGGACGGCTGGCGTCCTTTTATGGTCAGACGGGCTTGGCAGTGCCTGTTTTCAAACTGTCAATGCCGCCATCGCGTAAGTCCGCGAGATAGCTCAGTCTGGTAGAGCAACCGCTCCGAAAGGAGCGGGCGGCCGCAGGTTCGAATCCTGCTCTTGCGGCGGTTATTGTAATCCGCAGATAGCTCAGTCGGCAGAGCGCTAGGCATGGAGGTCGCCGGTTCAAGTCCGGCTCTGTGGTGCAATAGGCGGCACTTTCTTGTCCCGTAGCTCAAAAGCAGAGCGGGCGGCTTATAACCGCCGGGTTGCTGGTGCAAGTCCAGCCGGGACGACCAAAAAATAAAACTCGCAGCTTGGGATTCTTCTCCCGAACTGCGAGTTTTTTCTTTAAGCTAATTCCTTTAAGCGGGCCTCGTACTCTGTGAGTGATTTCTTCATCGAGTCGTACTCTTCTTGGCAATACTCGTGTTCGATGTACCCTTCTCCACCCTCATTATACAAATTGTTCTGCCATCTCATGTGTTTTTTGGCCGTTTCGCGATCAGGAAGAATCCCGCCATGATTCTTGCGCTGAATCTCTGCAATGCCGATATTATATTTCAGTCTCTCGATGTTTTGAACGAGTTCTTTTTTCTTTTTCTCCTTTTCGCGTTTGGCATTGAGCGCGATAAAAGCCTCTTTTTCCTCCTTGCTGATGATAAACGCTAAATTGTTGCACCCCAAAAAGCTCCCATCTGCTTTTCTTTTAGGGAGATCGGAAAGTTCGATGTGCTTCACGGTAATATCGTCGCCGAGCCCAATAAAACCCCTTTCGGCAAACTCGGGTCGATAGTGTTGCTTTTCCTCATCCGTCAGACGCCTCGCATTGCAGATTAACGTATCATAGCAAGGGGCATACTCAATCACGATAAACCGTTCCATACCGAGCGCCTCCCTTTACTTCACTGCGTCTTTCAGCCGCCTCCAAGATTCCGCTGCTTCGGGCGGTATCTGACACAGTGAGAAATACTTCCCCGGCAACGCCTTATAATACGTCCTCCGAGAAGTTGAATTCTTGACATGCCGAATTTTGCCGCATTCATCGACCTCGACGTCATCACCCTCAAAAATTCCTTCCCCTTCGCTGTCTTTCAGCCCCGTATATAGGCCGGTTCCGAAAGAACCACATTCAAGCCAGTTATTCAGCGCTCGGTGGAAGTTCTTCGCTTGCTGACGAATCCCCGCATGAGGGTCTTTCTCGGATTGCTTGATCTGCTCGATCAGCTCAAAAACCTCGCCAACAGTCGGGCGATCATCGTCGCCGCGGTTAAATGCACAGATTGTATCGTCGCCCGTAGCTTTCCGAACGGTTTCAAGCGCCTCGTCGCCGTTTTCAGCTAAAACAGCATAGATATACATATCCGGTTTGCGATAATACCAGACATCATAAATTTTCATTTTTACACCTCCCCGATAATAGCGTCGCAGTTTTTGACATACTTCTCGAAAACGTCATTCAACAGATCGTCCCAGCTATACCCTTTAAAAAACTCGTCCAGCTCGTGCACCTTGTCGATGGGTACGATGATCGATGATGTCGCAGGACTCCACTCAGCGAAATCGGGAAGCGCGTTATTAACCTCGGCAACATACCAACTCCAGCTTGCGTCAACTTGCTCGTCGGTGAGTTCGCCCATCGGGTCAAAATCCACGTTAGCGCGATAACCCTCGAAAGACGTGGTCGGCATCATGCCGCCTTTTTCTCTGACCTCTTCCGCAACTTTGTCGAAATCCCACATTATTTACGCCTCCTCGTATTCTGCAATTTCTTCACGGATGCGCTCGACATCGGCCTGAAGCTGCTCGTCATCGCCGTGATCATCCATCCACTCAGAAATATTTTCAGCGACGTCATTCAAGGATTCAACATAATCCGCAACGGAATAAATGACTCTTGCTTCGGTGCAATTATCACCAATCACCCAAAGATCGCAGCCACGTTTGACGTATTGCACACCCGCGGCCTCAAACAGAACTTGCCCATCTCTAAGGAACTTAACTCGCTCAAAAAAACGCCATTCGTGATACATCATCGTTTCCCCCCTTAAATTCGTAATTCTTCCTCTCAACGATTTTATTTTAACACGAACGTTAAATCTTGTCAACTACTAAATACGAATTTTGGGATAAAAATCCCCGCGCTTCCTCCTTCAAGGTCGGGCGCGGGGTGAGACATGCCGCTTCCTGTGTCTCGGCAGGACGGCGGCTTCTTTGTCGTTACTATAACAGGTCTAATAAAAATGTGCAACACGAGCACGAAAGTTTTTATGTTTATGTGCGTCGGCAATTTACGAGCAAGTTAAATTACGCCCGCCGCAAAACAACAAACGCCGTCGCCGTGCGGTTTTGAAAAAACGCATCCGGCGAAAAAACACCCCTCCAGCAAGTTACGGGCAAATTACGGGCAAGTTAAATCCTCAGGCACCATTTTGCGGGCGTGCGCAAAATGGTGGTTCTTCTTTTCCATCTCGCAACGCATCAAGATAATCGGCATACCATTGCACCATGCGCCGACGTTCTGGTAAATACTGCGCGTAATTATAGACCTCGCGAACGTCACCTGAAACATGCGCCAGTTGACGTTCGATTGCATCAGCGCTCCAGCCGGGAAACGACTTTGCAGTATTTGCAAGGCATCCCGAAAAGCGGAGTACAAAACGGAGTACAAAACGCCTTAAAGCAAGTTTTGCAATAACGGACTATTTTTTATACCGAGCACTTCTTTCTTGCGCTTCATCGACCCAAGATCGCCATTTTGCGTTTTCGACGTTTACATAGACGTATGTTTTCCCTCCAGAATACGGGCGGCGGATAAAATCTACTTTCCCGGCATTGACCGCCTTCTGCAAAGCCCAGCGCGAAACGCCAGCTTTTAAGGATGCTTCAGCCGCAGAAACGAATCCATCAGGGAGTTTAT